TAGATGCCCAGACCCAAATGATGTTGTTTTCAAGTGTATTCTTTGCAACAAAGAATTTAGCTTAGCAAAAATGGAAACTGTATATGATGAAATAGAATTTGAAAATGGTGACGTTAAGTGTCCATATTGTGGGATTGTTGATAATGGTGTGTATTATTTTTACCCCACCCCAAACCAAAGGAGAGGGGATGAAATTAAAAGATATTGATATTTGGATAGAAGAAGAATTGATTGACTTAATTGATAAAAAAGCTAAACCTCTTATCTTGTGGAATATCCTTTATATTTTATATACTTATTTTTATTATGATGTTCCTCAGTTTTGCAAAAGAATGGTATGCCATATAAAAGGTTGTAAAGTCAAGGGTGGTTGGGGTGGTTGGAACTTGCCTCCAGAGGCATATGCTTATTATTGTGATAGATGTGGGGCTGAGGAAAGTAATTATGAACCAGAAACAAAACATAAACTTATTGAAGCTGAGGAATCAATTTTATGGAAAATAAAAGGTTGGCGAAATGTTAAATGAACCCATTTTAAGTAATAATTTTGAACTATTAAAAAAGATACAGGATAAAACGGTTGATTTGGTTTTAATTGATCCACCATATAACTGTAAAGAAAGTAATTTTGAAATAAAAGAAAAATCTTATAAAAGAATATCCGAAAAATGGGATAGTTATACGCCAAAAGAGTATAAAGAATTGATGATAAACTCATTCAAAGAAAGTTACAGAGTAATGAGAGAAGGAGGGTCTATTTTGGTTTTTGGTATATTTTACAATGCTTTTGATATTCATATTTGGTTAAGAGATATATTTACCTTTAGAAATTTTATAACTTGGTTTAAGGGAAACGCAATGCCTATAAAATTTGCAAAACAAATAGGGTTATATAGTTATAGTTGTGAATATATAAATTATTTTAGCAAAGGTAAAGTAAAAACATTTAATTATAATTTAGCAAAAATATTGAATGGAGGAAAACAACAAAGGGATTTGTTAAATTTTCCCACTAAGCCAGATGGCAATATCAATCATCCTTCACAAAAAAATCTGGATTTGATAAAATATTTGGTTAAGATACATTCTAACGAAAACGATTTGGTATTAGATTATTTTGCTGGTAGTTTTACCACAGCATTAGCTTGTGAAGAACTTAAAAGAAAATGGATTTGTTGTGATGAAAATAAAGAATATGTTGAAATTGGAAAAACAAGAATAAATAATTATAGGAAACAAAAAAGGTTATTTTAAATATTGGTTAGATTTCGTATATATAAATATGGTATAATTGTATAAAGGAGGTAGTAACTGCTTATGAAAACCGACCAAAATAAACAAAGAACGATTAAAAACAATGGGTGTTTGGAGGTAAAAACACTATGAAAATCACTAAAGTAACTAAAAAGTATTTTGAAACTGAGGGCGAAAGAGTTTACTTTTTTGAGCCTTTGGATGAGGAAATGACGGTTAAGGAATTGCAGGAGATGATGGATGAACATGAGAAGTTTATTCTTGAACAAATACGCAATATGCGGAAGGAGTAGAAAAATGAAAAGACCAGAAAAGAAAAAAGAATTAGGGACAATTAATAAAAGATACCAAATAATATATGCTGACCCACCCTGGTATTTTAAGGGTAACTTTGGAAAAGTAAGTAGAAGCAGATTAAGTGGTTATGGTGCGGAATTACGATATTCATTGATGAAAGATGAGGAATTAAAAGATTTGTCAATAGGGAAAATAACAGATGATAATTGTGCTTTATTTTTATGGGTTGTCAATTCAAGATTAGATTTTGGAATAGATATTCTTAAAAGCTGGGGGTTTGATTATAAACAGATAGCATTTTGTTGGGTAAAAACATCTCGTTCTGGAATACCAAATTGTAGATTAGGATACTGGACGCTTGGTGGGATTGAATTATGTTTGTTAGGAATAAAAGGAAAAATGGGAAATAAAAGAAAAGAAAAAAATGTTAGACAAGTAGTTTTGCATCACAGAATAGGACATTCTAAAAAGCCTCCGATTATAAGAAATGAAATTGTAAAATTATTTGGTGATTTACCCCGAATAGAGCTTTTTGCAAGAGAAAAAGTGCAGGGGTGGGACTCATGGGGGAATGAGATATGATCCTAAAAACAACAGAAGCCAGTAAGTATCTCGGGGTCAGCATAAATACCCTTAAAACGCTTGCTAATAGGCTTAAATTGAAGTCTTTTAAGACAGAAATTTGGGTATCAAGGTGGAGATAATCCAAGACAAGACGCAGAAGTATGAAGAAGAATTGGCAGAGGATATTATGAAGATTTTGACCTGTTATTCAGCCAGATATTATGGTGCGAGAGGTGGCAGAAAAAGGGGTCAAAAGAACAAGGTCGTTTCTAACTGAATTTTAAAAGGAGGCACAAGATGAAAATAACAGTTGATAAAAAAGATTTGGTAAATGGGTTAAAAACAACAAATATAATTAAAACTAATTCATTGCAACCAATATTACAGGGAATATTACAGGGAATTTTGTTTCAGGCAAAAAACAATAAACTAACATTAGTTAAGACAAATTTAGACATAACCTCTGTTGTTGAGATAAACGCAAAAGTAGAAAAAGAAGGAAAGATTGTTATAAACGAAAACCTATTAGTCAAAATAATTGCCAATTTGCCAGGTGAGGTTAAAATAGAGTTAAATAAAAATAATGTAAAAATAAACAAATATAAGATACATACTCTTGATGTTGATGATTTTCCTAATGTTTTTCAGGAGAAAAAGATATTACAAACTATAAAATTAGACAAAAATTACAGCGAGTTTGCTAAATTTGTTTCTGGCGATGGCACAAAATATGTTTTAGAAAACATCTATTTTGGTGATAATTTTGTTTGTAGTTCCGATGGTCGGCGAGTTTTACTAAAAGAAACTAAAACAAAACTAGATTTTTTTATAAAACCAGAATTAACGAAACATTTAATAGAAAAAATTGATATATGCGAAAATGATATAATTATAACAACAGCAGATGGGGTATTTTATCAAAGAAAAATTGTTGGAGAATTTCCTGATGTAAAAAAATACATTCCTGATTACAAAGACTATGTTGAGGTAGATAATAAAGAACTGATGAGGTTAGTTAAGGCCACAATGCCTTTGGTTTCTGAAAACGATTTGGTAATAAAATTAGAAATAACAAAAGATAAACTTACAGTAAGTAAAGATAGCGACACAGGTAATTTTACCGATTCTATGGATTGTAAAGCAACAAGGAAACTTACGATAGGGTTTAACCCCAATTATTTATTGGATTTTTTAAGTGTTTTTGATGAAGATATTACAAGAATAGACATCCCCATAGATGGAGAACATTTAATTTCTTGTAAAGAAGGGAGTAAAATAGTGTTATTATTGCCAGTAAAATTATGATAAATGTTTTAAGTCTTTTTGATGGATTTTCTGGAGCAAGAATAGCATTAGACCAATTAGGGGTAAAGTGTAATTATTATGCTTTTGAAATAGACAAATATGCTATAAAAATTGCTATGAAAAACTATCCTGATACAATACAATTAGGAAATGTCAAAAATGTTAAATATAGGGATGGGACTTTGTTTCACAATTTTGGAACAAACCAAATTCCTCAGATTGATTTGTTTATTGGAGGTTCGCCCTGTCAAGATTTATCTATAGCCAAAAAGGATAGAGCCGGATTAAATGGTTTAAGAAGTTGTTTGTTTTATGAGTATGTTAGATTATTAAAAGAATGTAAACCAAAATATTTTTTATTAGAAAATGTAAATAGTATGGATAGAAAAAACAAACAAATTATAACTAGAAATTTAGACGTGTTGCCAATTATGATAAATTCTGCTCTTTTAACAGCCCAAAATAGAGAAAGATTATATTGGACAAATATTAAAACAGAAAAATATACTTTATTTGGTGATATGAAAACAACAATTAAACAACCAAAAGATAAACACATTTATTTAAAAGATATTTTGGATCATAATATTTCTAAGTTTTATGGGTTATGGTCAGACCATAACAAAAGTATAGTATTTAATAAAAGTAGAACAATTGAGGCTGGTTGTGGAGTTACTGGAAATGCAACACAACAAGATGTTATTAGCAAACCCGTAAGAATAGGCAAAATTGGTAAAGGTGGACAAGGAGATAGAGTATACAGTATAAAAGGTAAATCTGTCAGTTTATCAGCGGAAGCTAAAACAGGATTATATTTAATTAAGGGGGTGGCTAAAAGAACAAGAAACCATAAAGGAAAGCAATTGGAAATCAGAAAAGATAAAAAAGCAAATGCGCTTACATCTGTTCAAACAGATAGTATGTTATCAGTTAAAGATTATATAAGAAAATTGACTCCTTTAGAATGTGAGAGACTTCAAGGGATACCAGATAATTACACCAAAGGAGTTTCAAACACACAACGATATAAAATGATAGGAAATGGATTTACAGTCCCAGTTATAAAATATATTTTGAGTTTTGTTAATTTTGGAGGAAAATAAATGAATAATAAAATACTAACAGAAAAATATAGACCAAAAACAATAGAAAATATTATTTTGCCAAGCGCAATAAAAAACCTTATAAAAAAATATATTGAGCAAAATAATACTCCTAATCTTTTATTGTATTCAGATGCCCCTGGCACTGGCAAAACGACATTAAGCTATATAATTACAAATACATTAGAACACGAATCTTTGAGTTTAAACGCCTCGTCTCAAAGGGGTATAGATATTGTAAGAGATAGCATAGAGCCTTTTATAAGAACATATAGTTTTAATGGCAATAAGAAGGTAGTGTTGTTGTCAGAAGCAGAACAGCTAACATCAACATCACAAAAAGCATTAAAAGATTTAATGGAGGGAAAATTTTTAAAAAACGCCTATTATATTCTTACTACTAATAACAAAAATAAAATAATAAAACCAATTAGAAGTAGATGTGTTGAGTTAGATTTTTCACATCCTCCAAAAGAACAAATTGAAGAAAAAATCTTGTCAATCGCAAAAAAAGAAGGATTAGATATAACAGAAATAGATGTAGCACAATTAATAAAATCTTTTTATCCAGATATAAGAAAAATGGTATCTACTATTTCTAAAATAGTTTCTGGTGTTAGTATTGAAGAGGCAATAGGTTCAGAGTTGAATTTTTTTGAGCTAGTAAAGAAGATAGATTATTTAAAGCCGAAAGATTTATATGAACAAATAGAAAAAATTTCTGTAGTTCCTTTTCTTCATTATCTTTTTAAAGTTTATTTGAATAAAGGCAATAGCCAAAAAATGGTTGTTATAAAACTTATTTTAAGAGATATTTTCTGGGGGATTCCTGAAAAAATCGCATTTATAAGCAATTGGTTTAAAAAATAAAAATTTAACTGGGATATTTAATGAATAGAAAAAGAGTAAAATATACAAGTTATTTAGCAGGTGCAATAGAATCGGCTTCTAAAAGTGAAATGAAAGATTGGCGTACAGAAATAACTGAAAAATTAAATTCGCAAGATTTATTAATTTATAATCCAGTTTTGCAAGAATCATATAAAATAGGAAAATCATCCATTGAGCCAGTAGAATACATAACTAATTTAAAACGAGCAGGACATTGGGATTTGTTTTTTATAGAGATGTGGAAAATTTGGTTAGGAGAGATTCAACAAAATTCAGATTTAATTCAAGTTCTTCAAAATTTAAGAATGAGGAAATATATAGATGGAAATTATAGAGAAGAAATACAATCCTGGGGTGATTTTGAAGCTGTAGTTAGATCAGATTTTATAATTGTTTATATATCTAAAGATATAAAAACAGTAGGAACAATATTTGAAATTGTAATTGCTTTTTTATTCAGAATACCAATATATTTGATTTTACCAGATACCACTAAAACAGAATGTAACTCATCTTTATTATTTGGCAACCAAATTTCCAATAAAGGGGAAATAATAACATTTTATAAAATATATGATTGTATTAAACACATAAAAGAAAAATACAAAATATAATAATGGGTGTTGAAAATGTATAATTTATTGGTAGATATAGATGAGGTAGTGCGGGATTTAATGTACTATGTTCCAGGTACTACAAAAACATGGGATGATGGTAATCCTATTTTTGGAATTATAAAAAAGAATCCTGAATTACTATCTATTGCTCCAGTTACAAAATATTACACTACTATCAGAGACAATATTCCTGATATAACATTTTTATCTTGTCAATTAATGTTTTGGAGAAAATATACAGATATTTGGCTAAACACACACTTTAAAAATTTTAAGGTTATTTATACCTCTACATTTAAAGAAAAGATTAATTATATACGCAACAGCGTTTTTGTGATTGAAGATTATCCAAAGTTTGATGATTATAGTAGTATTATTTTAATTGATTATCTCTATAATAGGGATGTTAAAAATCCTTACGCAAGAATAAAAACACCAAACCAATTAAAAAATATATTAAGAAAAACTTACAAAATCTAAAAGGGGGAAGAATGAGGACATTTAAATCGGGGGCGACTAGGAACGATGATACAAATAAACCAGATTATGAAGGGTATATAAACCCTCTATTTATTGAAGCATTTGGCGAGTATATGCTTAAACATCAATTCCAAGCAGACGGAAAAAAACGAGATTCGGATAATTGGCAAAAAGGAATGAGTTTTGCCACATATATGAAATCTTTATTACGACATGTTTTAGATTTGTGGCTTTTACATAGAGGTTATGAAAAATTTGATATAGATGATGGTCATAAACTTACTAAAATAGAGCTACTTTGCGCAATATTTTTTAATGCTCAAGGTTATGCTCATGAATTGTTAAAAATAAAATATAAAACAAGAAAAAAATATTAAGGGGGGTTTTTATGAGCAGAGAAGAATTTGATAATAAATTAATGAATTTGGTCGCTTCGGGGTGTAGTGATTCACGCCGAGCAGGAGAGACATTAGACTCTCTGATCGACTCTACTACAAGCCTAATAGTTTATTTGTATATAAAAACTAATCTAAAATCTTATGATGATTTTGTAACCAAAGCAGGTAATATATTAAAAGAATCAAAAGAAATTCTTTTGGAAAAATATCAAATTGCTATGGAAAATGAAATTTAAAATGTTCAAAAAAATAAAAAATTTTTTGTTAATAATAGTAGTAATAATAGCAACAGGAATATCGTTATTACTCACATTAATATATTATATATCAGGGAATAAGAGAAAAATATTTAGATAGGTCTCTACAATATCATTTAAACGCCATACGAGCTGATTTGGGCATAGTTTAGGGGGTAGATGTGGTATTTTAGCTAATGAGGCTAAAATAGGCTTAAATTTGATTTTTGGGGAAAATGAAACTTGTAAATTTAGCAAACAAAGCACATACAATATATTTATTTCAGCGAGAAAATCGCAAAAAATTCTATACTATTGACAATAACTTTTTACCTTACTATTATGAAACTTCAGATAATGGAACATTAAAAGGTATTTATGGCAATAAAACATTTAGACAGGTATTTGTTAGTGAGCCAAATATTATTAAAAAGCAAAAGAGTAAAAATAGTTGGGAATCAGATATTTTGTATAGGAATCGATATTTTATTGACAAAATAAACTCTATAGAAAAAACAGAGTTCAAATATTCATTTTTGGACATAGAAGTTAAAGCAAAAGATTTTCCTAAGCCCGGAGAGGCTAAATATCCTGTAAGTTGTGTTACAGTCTATAATTCTTTTGACAAGAATAAAATAAATTTTTTCTTGCCCAATTATAAAAACGAAAAAGAATTACTGTTAAATTTAGCATTATACCTAAAGCGAGAGGATTTTGATTTAATTGTGGGCTGGAATATTAATTTTGATTGGGAATATTTATGTAATCGCTGGAACGAATATTTTAGAAGTTATTTTTCTTCTTTTATTAGTCCAATAAATTCAGTTTATTTTCAGAATAAATTGTTTGTTCCTTCGGGGGTATCAATTTTGGATTATATGGAAATGTATAAAAAGATATTTCCACATGGTCGCAAATCATATAAATTGGATTATATTTTAGAATACGAATTTGGCACTGGCAAAAAACATCCTATAGAGGATTTTAGTATTGTGAATGAGGATTTAAAATTACACAATATTGAAGATATTGAAGATTTGGCGAAAATTGAGCAAAAACATCATTTGTTAGATTTTTATGATGATATTAGAAGGTTTGTTAGATGTGATTGGGGAAATACTTTATATAATAGTAGAATGATGGATATTATGCTATTACGGCAAGCCAAAGAAGATAGAATAGTTTTACCAAACAGGGGTAAAGAAATAAAAGAAACATTTAAAGGTGCATATCGCACCAGTAACCCAGGATATTACAAATGATTTATATTGCAGATATTGTATCGGCATACCCAACAATGATTGATCTATTTTTCTTAACTCCAGAGAATGTAGATAAAAAAGGAGTTGAAATAGATGGGGTTTCTTTTGCTCAAAGAGAAGGTATTGTAACTAAATTGGTAATCAAGATAGGTAAAATCAAAGCCAATATTAAAGAACAAAAGAAAACAAACCCCTCTCTTTCAATGAGATATAAATCCATAAAATCAATATATAATTCTCTCTTCGGTGTGATGGCGTTCAAAACATTTCGTTTATATAACATTAAAATACCAAAAACTATAACTTTTTTAGTTAGAGATATGCTTCATTATATAGAATCTCATATTGAATTTAAGGTTGTTTTTATTGATACAGATGGCATTGCATATCAAGCAGAAAAAGACTTGGTTGATGAATTTAATAAATTGGCAAAACAATGGGCTAAAGAAAAATATGGCAAAATTATAGAAGATAATATTTTTGAATCTGATAGATCTTTTGTTAAAATGCTTAACGTTGATAATTGTCATTATATTGGACAATATGCGGATGGTACTTATAAGGTTCGTGGGCTTGAAATGAAATCAGCGGCAAGCTCAAAATTTAAAGCAGAATTTCAGGAAACTTTAATTAAAGAAAAAATATTTAAAGATATAAATTATTCAGAAACAAAAAAATGGGTTGGTAGCGAAAAGGAGCGATTTTTAACAGCCCCATTGTTAGATATTGGGGTTCCAGCGAAATTAAAAGATGTAGAATATAAAGAGTTTCTAATAAGAGGAGATAAAAAATTTAAAAAGAAACTTCCCATTTTTGTTAGAGCTTTACACAATAGCAAGCTAAAGAAAAGATTTGGTGAGTTATTTTATTGGGTGTATCTAAAAAATGGTGGTGTAATTGCAATTGATAAAAAACATTTGATTGATAGAGATAAAATTGACTGGAATAAAATGACTAAAAACAATATTGATAATACCGCCAAAAAAATATTTGATGTAATGGGTTGGAGTGAACAAAAAACCCTATTTTAAACATAGGAGAATAATTATGGACGAAATGTTAACCATTGAGTTAAAATTTAAAATTGGTGAAAAAGAATATGTGGAGTCTGTAGTAGCAAGACAAGAACATTTAAGAAGCCTGTATTGTCGCAAAACAATAGTATTGAATTTATTACATGCTCTGAATAAAAAGACAAAGAATAATGTGAATATATGTCCAAATACAGCTATTTAAAGTGGATTTCGCAGGATAAAATATGTTATAATAGAAGTAGATAAACAAAGGAGTAAAAATGTCTGATAAAATTTCAAGGACTTTTTTTGTAGTACTTATCGGGGTATTAGTTTCTTTGAATGTTACTGCAAACAAAATAACATCAAATACAATTGCTAGTCTACAATCAATAATAGAAATATATAACTCTAATAATAGAATGTATTTAAAAACATTAATTGATATAGTAAAGCAAAGTATAAGAACACAAAAAAGTTTTGAGAAAAGAATTGAAAAAATAGAAAAATATTACAATGGTTTGGATATTAAGAAAATTACACAAGCAAATGTTAGAATTACAAATTTAACAAGAGGCCATACTGGTTCTGGAACTCACATCAAAATAAATAATGAAAGTTATATTCTAACCTGTGCTCATTTATTTGAAAGCGAAAAAGATTTAATAACAGTTATTGTCAATGATTTTGGTGTTAATGATAACACAAAACATAAAGAAACAAAAATATTAAAAATAGATAGGGATGTTGATTTGGCAATAATAAAAATAATAAATAGAAAAATAGATATTCCATATCTAGAACTTGCCAAAAAACGACCAAAATATAAAGAAGAGGTTTGGATTTGCGGAAACCCACATTTATTAGATGATATAATTACTTATGGTAAATTTGAGGAAGATTTACATAGCAAATATATTGTTTCTGTAAAGGCGTATTTTGGCAATAGTGGTGGCTCTCTCATAAATAGAAATGGCGAATTAGTTGGAGTTGTTTCTGTCATTGATTTTCCATTTTGGAATTATCCATTTATTGATAAGAATAAAAAAGGAATGATAATAGAAACAGCCACTGTAAGTTTGAAAGCCATTAAAAATTTTTTAAAGGATGTTAAATGATAGAAACTATAATGTATAAAACTCATGTGTTTTGGTTGTAGATAGATTACAGAGAATAAATAAGATGAGTTCAATAAAATTATACGTAGTCTGTGCTAATTGTGGTAGAAGTTTTACAATAACTACGTTTGGAGAAACTGAATTTTCTTGTCGTTATTGCGGGCAAAGATATATTTATAAGTATATCAAGAATGGGCAATACGAGATATATAAATTAAATGATAAAGGGGGCATTATAGAATGAAACAAGAGTTTTTCTTTTTAGATGTTGTCAAAATTAAAGATGGCTTTTACAAAGAATTTACAGGAATTGTGGTAAAAAAGCACATCTATTCAAATAGTACAAAAATTACTTATTTTGTCAAGCTTGATTTGGTTTCTCTAGGTTCAAATGATATTGATATTGTTGAAATTGATGTTAATAATTTAACTTTAATAAAAAGACAAAAACAATGATTGGAGATTATGTTTTTATTACAAACCAAGATAAAAAAAGAGCCAAGATACTTTTGTCCAAAATTACTATTTTGCCCACAAAAAGTGTTGTAACTATTGGGGGCGGATCTGGAACAAAGAAGTCAGAATTAGAAATTTGTATTCAGGAGGTTCTTTATAAAAATAATATTCTAAGTTTGGGAATTTCTTTGGATGATTGTTATTCCTTGCATTTTAACTTTAGAAATGATGAGAGAAAAACAAAAGGATTGAAAACAATAGGTACAAAAGAAATAAATTGGATCTTGGTAAAAACAGCTATAAAAAATTTCAAAAAAGGAAAAAAGTTATCACTACAGGTAATAAATAAATATACAAATTCTTTTATGCTGGAAACAGTAGATAGCAGAGGTATACAATATTTAATAGTAGAGGGGTTGTATGCTAATTATTTAAAAAAGTTTGGCTTGAGTGATTATGCGATTCATTTGACAGGAACACCAGAACAAACTTTAAAATTTAGGAAGAGAAGAAACAAAGAAAATGAGATCGATAAATTTAGGAAAAAAGTTGTACAAAAAGAATACCAAGAAGTTTTAAAATTAAAAAAGTACGCCGATATAGTATTATAAAGAAATTGAATGAAAAACCAAATAAAATTATTAGACAATTTAATTAAAATTCCCAGCCCTTCGGGGTTTGAAGAAAAGATAGCGGAATTTATTAAGGTTGAGTTACTTAAATTTTTGCCCAAGTCAAAGGTTAAAATTGATTTTCAAAATAATGTAATTGCTTCTATTGATGGAATATCAGATAAAACTATAATAATTGACGCACATGCCGACACTGTAGGTTTTATCGTTACAAATGTTGATAAAAATGGAATTATTAGTGTTCAAACTATAGGTGGTGTTGAAAGTCAAATTGTAACAGCAAGAAGGTTTAGTATTCTTACTAACAATGGTATTATAAATGCTGTTGTAAATAGAAAACCTATACATTTAATTGATGATTCTGATAACGAAAAAATAGAAAAAATCAGCGAAGCTCAATTTGATATAGGTATTAGAGGAAAAAAAACAGTTCTAAATAAAGTTAAAATTGGAGACCCGTTAATTTACAAGCCAGCGTTTTATGAATTATCTAACAGTAAAAAATTAGGACAATTTTATGGTGGTATTAGTTTAGATGATAAAACAGGTTGTTATATTTTATTACAAACAATTAAAGAAATTGTCAGAAGCAGAAAAAAACCACCGGTTAATTTAATATTTAGCTTTTCAGCACAAGAAGAAACAAATACGAAAGCAAGGCCATTAGTAAGAAAATATAAGCCTGATTTATTTATTGAATGTGATGTTACTTTTGGGACAGACTATGGAGAAAATTTAGAAGAAACTGTGGGGCGTTGTGACTTGGGTAGAGGAATTGTATTATATAGAGGGGTAGATATTGATAAAAAAAGTTTACAACTTATAAGTTGTATTGCCAAAAAGAATAAAATTAAAATTCAATATCAGGCGAGTATTGGAAATATTGGTTATATAGCGACAATGGTAACCAATATGCCAACAAGAGCTTTGATAGTCGCTACACCGATAAGAAATATGCACACAGAGGTAGAAGTAGTAAACGAAAGAGATTTAAATTATGGTATAAGATTATTAAAAGAATTTTTATTAAATAAACGATTAAAAGGAGTATTAGAATGAAAAAAGAAATTAAATGGATTGAAAAACGTAGTTGGCAAGAGATGAGAGATTCGGGTTTATTATGGTTTATTAATAGAATGTTACATCTTTTTGGCAGAGCAATTGTATTTGTTTATAACAAAGATAAGAATAATAAAATAACAACTATTAAAGAAGTTTATTTTGCACGCTGTAGATACAGAGGGTTTGACGATAAAAGTATTGGCGAAAATTATAAAAAAGTTACTAATTATTTAAAAGAAAACATTAAAGAACTACAGGAGGATATAGAATTATGAAAAATAAATCAATTTTAAATTGGAATGAAATTTGGAAAAAGTTTGATAAGTGGTTTGATAAAAATTTTGATAGAAGTTGGATAGACCAAAAGAAAGCTATTAAGAGAATAGTAGAAAAAGAACTAAAGGGCGAGTAAAAAAAGAAAAAATAATAAAAAGTTTGGAATTACAAAAATGAGTAAAAACCCACAATTTGAAAATAAAAAATTTAGTGTAGTTTATAGTTCAAAAAAGTATAACGCTAATTTTGACGAAGCTTTTGGTAGAAAATATTTTTTATCTTTTATAGAAGAATTTTGGCCAAAACAAATGGATAATACATATATTGGTCGAGTTGAGGTTTATGCAGACGAAGCCAACACACCCTATGCTATAGAAGAAATTAGATTTGCTTTTGCCGATTACAATAAATATTCCACAGTTAGAAAAAAATGGGATTTTATAAGAGTAACCAAAGAAAAATTAGAAGAGTTAAGAAAATTATTAGATATTGAATCAGAAAAAACAACCATAGAGATAAAGAAAGGAAAAAAATAAAATGAGTTATTATTCAAAAATTTATACAATTTTTCAAAGAGATGTGGGGAATGAAAAACGATTTGTTATTCCATTGATTAATAAACAATATGAAATTCAGGCATTATCTTTAATGAAAAAGATTAGAGTTGAGGAAAAAATTGATGGAAGTAACTCATCAGTTACTTATCTTAAAAATGAACGAGGAGAGTTTATAAATTTTTATAGTAGAAAAAATAACATAAAAGATAAAGATATAATGTATATAAAAGAAACAATACAAAAAACTGTTGATTTTGACAAAATTAGAGAGTGGTATAAAATAAAATATCTTAATGATTCTGATTCTATAATAATACAGCCAGATATTACAATTAAAATAGTGGGAGAGACTTTTGGAAGTAAAATACAGGCTACCAACTATCTTCCTAAAGGGGAAAGAAGATTTATAGTTTTTGACATTAAAGTAAATAACACATGGCTTTCTCCTAAAGATAGGGATACTCTATGCAGGGTTTTAGGTTTACAGTTTGTACCTACATTGTGTATTTTAGAAAATTTCCCTACTTTTGAGGAAGCACACTATTTGTTGTTTAAAAAATATCCTAAATCGGTTGTAGCCATAGAAAATGGAAATGATATGTTTTTAGAAGGATTTATTTTGCGCCCACAATATTCTCTACAACTTTCAAGAGAAAAGAGAATATTAGGCAAAATAAAAAGACGAGACTTTGAATAGGAGATTAAGATGAATATAAATGAACTATCACCACATGAACAGAAACTTTATGATTTTATAAAAATATCTAAAGAAGATGTTACAATAAAAATAATAGAAGAAAAATTGGGAAAGAAGTATGTTGGTTGTTTGGGCAAATTGCTTGGTAAAAAAATGATAAAGAAAGACAAAAAGAAAAAAGAAACTATAGTGAACAAATCAGGCTTTGGAAATCCATATAGTGTAAAATATATTAAGTTTTATAGTATAGAAAAGACTATATGAAAAAATTAAAAATACAGTCATCAGGTCGCCCTGATAATTATCAAACACCTAAAGAAGCTATTAATATTTTATTACCTTATATTAAAAAAGATTGGACTATATGGGAGTCTGCATGGGGTAAAGGAAATCTGTACAATTTTTTAAAGAAAGAAGGATTCAAAGTTATAGGATCTGACAAAGAATTTGATTTTTTGACAAATTATAAAGAGTGTGATTGTATAATTACTAATCCACCTTACAGTATTAAAGATAAATTTTTAACAAGGTGTTACGAAATAAATAAACCATTTGCCCTTTTAATGCCAATAACCGCTTTAGAGGGTAAGAGGAGGGGGATATTATATAGAAGATATGGAATACAAATTATTATTCCAAACAAAAGAATTAACTTTGAAACCCCAAGTGGTAAAGGTAGCGGATCATGGTTTGCTACAGCTTGGTTCACTTATAAATTTAATTTGCCAAAAGATTTATTGTTTGTAGACTTAATTTAGAAAAGTAAAAAAATGGATAACAAAAATAAATATTTGCGTAAAAAAGGAGTATTAAAATGATACTAACAAAAAAAGGTTTAAAGGATTATATTGAAAAATATAATAATGGAATGACTATCCTTGAAGCTAGTAAAGTATATAATAAGAAACCAAGAACAATAAGAGAATTTGAAGGAAAACTTCGTAAAGAAGGGTTGATTAAGCTAAGAAGAGAGTTATTTTGTGATAATCCTATAGATTTAGAATTTGCTTTAGGAATAAAGGTTGATAGAAATAGAATAATTAAGGTAGAAAAACTGGATAAACAAGATATAACAGATATGAAAAGAAAATTACAAATACAATGGAGTTATATAAAACCAAAAAAACGACTGAAAACAAAGGTATTTAAAACTTATCTGGCTATTGGCGATACCCATATTCCAGAGCAAAATAATATTGCTATAAAATCTGTTTTGAAACTATCAGATGATATTTGTTTTGATGGATTTTTTATTGTTGGAGATTTTATGGACATGGCACCAATATCTCATTGGCTACAGGGAAAAAATAAAAGAAAAACTTTAGAAAGCAAAAGACTTAAAAAAGATTATATTATAGGAAATAGTATATTAGATGAATTTGATAAACGATTGCCAGAAAAATGTGATAAACGGTTTTGGTATGGAAATCATGAAAGATTTTATTATGATTTTATTGAACAATATCCCCAATTGGAGGGTTTGTTTGACCCCAAAATAGAATTACATTTAAAAAATAGAGGATATATAGTTTATGATAATGTTAATCATGTCGAAAGAGTTGGTAGATTATCAATAACTCATGGTATGTATACAGGAGTAAATTTTTTGAAGAAACATTTGGCTGAATTTAAAACAAATGTACTACACGCCCATTTACACTCACCAAGATTGAGAACAGATAATTCTCCAGCTAAAGAGTTAGCAACTATAGGATACTCATTGGGGAGTCTTTGTGACCACAACCCATCATATATGGGTAATAAACCGGCAAAATGGTCTCATGGTTTTGCAGTGATATATTTCTATAAAGATGGATTTTTTGATGTTGATTTGAAAAGGATAGTTAAAGGCAAATTTATATATAATGGCAAAGAATATAATGGAAATAAATAGGAGTATTAAAAGTGTCAAATTCTAACGAAGATAAATATAGCATTGGAGAATGTAGAAATTGCAAGAATGTAACAGTTTTAAAAAATGGCTATTGCGACAAATGCAATAAGGCCATAGATGAAAATCCATTATGGTTTCTAAATGATTTTTCTAAATAGTTTTAAAACAAATTGTGGATTTTGCAAGGCAAAATATGGTATAATATAGTTAGATAGAGACTTAATAATATGGACAAAGAATTAGAAAAATTAGAGAACAAGCTGGCTGAGAGTTCACTATACTTTAAAGAATTAATTAGGAAAAAAAGAGAATTTGCAAAAAATCATCCAATTCTTTTAAAATTAAGGAATTTATATTATAGTATAAAAAGAGGTTATATCACTTTTATAGATTTCTTTTTATACGACATTAAAGCAGGTTGTCAAAGGGTAAAGTATGGTATTGCTCAGAGAGATGTTTGGGAGTTTGATTATTATCTAACAAAAATTATTGTTAGGGGATTAAAACAATTAAAAAAAGATTCTCATGGATACCCATCTGAAGAAACAATGACTATGGAAAAATGGAGAGAAATTTTACAAAAAATAATAGACTGTTTTGAATTGAAAATGATGAGCGAATATACACATACAAAAGAAGAAAAAAGAGTTATAGACGATGGTATGCGACTATTTGTTAAATATTATGATAATTTATGGGATTAGCAAATGAAAGAAAAAGATACAAAACTTTTTGATAAGACAATACATCAATTCAAATTTTTGATTGCCGATATTGCTAAAGAACGTAAAGAACATCATAATAGATTAAATATTTTAATAAGAGAGCATGATAAAAAAATTAATAAAATGATTAAAAATTGTTTGAAGATAGTAAATGAGTTATATGAATTATTTGAGGATTTGAATAATGAAAATGATACCTAAAATTTTTGATTTGCAAAGAATTTTTTTTATGAATAATGGCTATATGCCGAGATGTTTGGAAGTGGATGTGAATACTTATAATAAACTGTTAATAGAGTATAATAAAAATATAAGAAAATTCGGTGGATTTGAAGTAACCCTAGAATTAAAATATATCATTGGGTTAACAATCATTAAGCATTTATCAAGAACAAAAATATTTGAGGTTAGTTAAAAATGACTAGAAAAGAAAAAGGAAATAAACTTGAAGAATGGGTCGCTTATAAACTTAGAATGGCTGGGTATAATAATGTTCGCCCCACAAGAGGATCTGGTAATAAAACAGAGATAGGAGACATATATTGTTTACGTTTTTTTGTGGAGTGTAAAAGTAAAGATAAAAAAAATATAGTTTTGGGTATGAATGTAATTGAGCATTTATTGAACCAAATACCTATAAATAGCGATAGGACTCCTTTTTGGGTTTATGAAAACAAAAATGGCAAAAAATATGTTATTACAATCGCTGATGATTTTTTTAGATTATTAAAAAAGGTTCAAAATTATGAAGAAAAAAATAATGACTAAATCAAAACTAAAAAATATTCTACAGGATATAAACAAAACATATGGGAAAAATACTGTTTATTATGCGAAGGATGAACCAGTAAAAACTAGATTACCATTCGGGATAAAAGAGATTGATGATTTTATAGGTGGAGGTATATCTGGTGGTAACTTTACTATCATTTACGGAGGGGAAGGAATAGGAAAATCAACACTTGCATATACACAGATTGCTATGCTACAAACTAAAGGATTAGTTTGTGTTCTGTTAGATTTAGAACATTCTTTTGACCCAAAATATGCAAAAATAATGGGAATAAATATAGATAAATTAATATTGATATGTCCAGAAAATGCTGAACAAGCAATGGACATTACTATAAAATTGTCAAAGGCAAAAGTTGTAGATTATATAGTTCTTGATTCTATACAAGCATTATCTTGTATTGGCGAGAACGAAACAAAAAAACATGTTGAAAAACCAATGGATAAAGACGAAGTTGCTTTATTAGCTCGGCGAATGGGAAAATTTTTGCGTAGAACTGCTGGTTTTGTTTACAAAGCTCAAATAGGTTTTCTTTTTATTGGTCAAACAAGAACACAAGGTATAGGGACTTTTTTTACTCACGAAGGATTAAGCGGGGGGCATAGCATCCGGCATTGGTCATCTATGACATTACATATGCGCAAAGGTATGAAAGCAAATGCTCCAAAAAAGGGCAAAGAAATAATTGGTTTCCAAAGTGTAATAAAAGTAGAAAAACATAAAATAATGGGTTGTTCCAAAATAGGTTCGGAATTAAAAATACCCTTTTATTATAATGGTGGGTTTAAACAAAAGGATAAAAATGATAGTTGATAAAATTAATAAATTTCTAAGTTCAAAGGATTTTACTCTTAACGAATCTATTAAATATGAAGTTGAAAAACTTTCGGGTTATAGTTTCCAAAGGCAGTTTATGCAGGATAACGAAAAATCACCAGAAAAAACACTTAGACTTTCCAGCGCTGGAAAATGCCCTCGTCAACAAGCATATAAGTATCATGGCTATGAACCGGCAGGAAAAGAAATTGATAGTAGAGCCAAAATAATATTTTGGGTCGGCGATTTAATAGAATTGACTGTAGTTGAGTTAGCTCGTTTAGCCGGCGTTCCATTATTCGCAACAGGTTTTAGGCAATTAACTGTTGAATTTTCGGTTGATGATACTATTATAAAAGGACATCCAGATGGTATTATATTAGATAAAAGCGGGACAACACTATTAGAAGTAAAATCAATGAGCGATTATGGTTTTAAAAACTTTGAAAAGGGGATTATAGATGATGGTTATATTGCTCAAGCAAATACCTATATGTCGGTTTTGGACATAAAACAAACTGTTTTTGTGGCAATAAACAAAAACAATAGCGTGATAGAAGAAAAAATTGTTAAAAGAGATGACAAAATAGTAAAAAATATAATTAACAATTTTAGAAATATTATAAACACTACAAAAGATGATTTGCCCCCAAGAGCTTTTGAACCTGATAAAAAAGATTTTTATCCCTGGAACTGCCTATATTGCCCCTATTGGAAACATTGCATACCCAATGCAGAAAAAGTATTAGTGGGTAAAAGCTACAAATTAAAGGTCAAAAAGGAAAAGAAATGAAAATTTTAGGTCTAGATATTAGCACAAGTTCAACAGGTTATGCGGTTTTCAATACTGTAACCAAGAAGTGGCTATCTGGCAATTTCGCCAAACCAAATAAAACAAAAGGCATATCTGCTATGTTATACCAAGCGCAAAAAATTAAAAAATTACTCAATGAACAAATACCAAATATTGTGATTATTGAGGACACTTTTATAAAGAATAACTTTGCCACAGTGAAGCTTTTGAATGAACTTAGAGGTTGGGTTATTGTTGAGTGTTTCTTTAAGAATATTACAACAGAAATTATAATGGCCTCATCTGCCAGACGAATAGCTGGCATTAATACTACTTTGCCATCTTATAATAAAGAAATTAGAGAGGCAAAAAAGAAATATGGTCTCAAACCAACAAAAAAGAACAAAGAGGGGATTGATCGGCTAAAAAAACTTAAAAATGGCAATTATGCCAAAAGAAAGAAAATGATTATAGAACAGTTACAGAAAATGGGGTTTAAAGTAACCCAAGATGACCAAGCAGATGCAATAATATTGGTCTTGGCAACCTTAAAAAACAAAAAATAATGTTGTATTCGCACAGTATAATATGTTATAATAAAAGTAGAAGATATGAATAATATAAATAAACAAATTGAAGAAATAATATCTTATTTGTCCAATATATATGCTTATAAGTTCAAATGTGTTTATATGGACAGAAGAGATCTATATAATGATTTGTTTGTATTATATTTGTCAAAAAAAGAGCAGAAACATTCTTTAAATGAGTGGTTCATAATACTTAAAAATTTTTTAATTGATAAACAAAGGAGAATAATCAATGAACGAAAAGCTATTAATAGACTACGAAAGGAAGAAAATACTTACTAATCAAAAAAGTATACTAAAAAAAATGAAGGCTTTTTTGCCAAAAGATTTATGGAAATTATGGAGTTTATATTTAAAAGGCTGTGGGTTTTTGAAAATGAAAAAAAAACTAAAATTACTTCGCCGAGAGGATGTGGCTTATAGTTTGATTCGGCTAGGTGAATTTATAGCCTTTTTTAAGATAGAAGTATTGGGGTATGATATAAAAATGTTAAAAGAACAATTAAAAAAATGGAGGAAACAGAGATGACAAATTTAACCCAAAAATACGAGTATGAGGTCAGAGGCAAAAAGTATGTTGCTTATCCATTGTCTTTAGATCAGACAGAAGCAATTGATACTCAGTTGGCGAATTTAGAAAAAGCTAAGGGAGATACTAAAAAAATAAAAGAATGTTATGTAGACATTACTTATATGATTTTGAAAGAATATAACGAAGGATTAACAAAAGATGAGATAGCAAAAACATTTCCTTTAAGTGGTATTCTCCTTCTTTTGAATCAAGTTGTTGGAAGGAAAGAAATAGAAGGATTAATAAAATAATGAATATTTCCAAAGAAGATCAAAGAAAGAGAAGGAAAACTATAGCAAAACTGGTTGATAAGGGAATGACATCATATCAGATAGCCAAAGAGCTACACATTGCTCAAACAACAGCACAAAAAGATATGAATCATATTACTGCATTTAGAAGTAAAATGCTTTTAAATCACCCTAAATTAGCAGAGCAATATGTGGCAAATGTAGAAGCATTAAGACAAGAAATACATAGAGTTAGAGATGAGTATTGGGAAATGTTTAAGGAAATAAAAGAAAAGAGTAATGGGTTGATCCCGCCAAAAAATTCATTTGGTATGAAATTACGTGTTTTGAAAAATATAGTCGATAGAACAGAAAAGGAAGTTAAGATACTTAATTCGTTCAACCCAAAGAACCTTATTATTAACAATAATATTTCTCTTGGCGATATGAAAAAAATATTAGAGGCAACAAAATCTATTATTGATAACTTTGTTCCCGAACAGTATCGCAATGAGGCTATTCAAATAATGATGAATCTGGACATAAAAACAAGAACTGGAGAAACAATTATAGATGCTGAGGTCGCAGATGAATAATTTTGAGATCAAACTAAAAAAATTAACAAGAGAATATCTCAATAAAAATATTGACAATATCGAATTGGCGGTTCAAAATATTTTAACTGCCACGATAAAAGAGTTTTTATATCTTTATTCAGATACTATGGAGATTTCTAAACGAGATATGGAATCTAAAATATATCATATAAATGATTTTTTTAATATATGTAAAAGAGAGGTTATAAACAATATAAAAAATGAGGAGGAACAAATATGAAAAAAAATAAAATAAGTAAGAAAGAACGAATTATTAAACCTGAGCAATATTATCAGGAAAAAAGTTATGTTGGGATTAGTGATAGTGATTCAGTCTATCTTCAGAAATCTCCTGTTTTTACTGTTAGTGAGATAAAAGATTTAATCAAGGATGATTTTTGGATAAATGCTTGTGTTAGCACAATAGCTGACGAAGTAGTAAAATATCCATTAACTGTTCAATTAGAAAAGGGGATTAAATCAAATACATATTTGCGAGGACAAATTGCCAAAATAAATGCTTTTTTAAAATATCCATCTGATGTAGAACCATTCTTTTTAATTCGCAGGAAATATATTAAGGATATGCTAAGATATGGTAATGGCTGTTGTTTAATAGACTATAATAAAAATGTTCCCAGTAAACTTAGGGTTGCCCCAGGATATACCCTGGGCGTAACAGACAAAGAACCTGTTACCTATGTGTTTAGAAAAGCTAAACTATCCGATTCTTTGCTAACTGATGACAAAGGAAAAACAATCGAATTGACTAATAAACAAGTGATGCATTTTCAATTAGACGCAGATAGCGATTCTCCTTTAGCCTCCAGTCCTTTGAATCCATTATATTATCATCTCGGTAGCGATATAGAACTTGTTAAACGAGTTATGTTGACGTCTAAAAAAGGAGGATTGCTACCATCTATGTTAGGTGTAGAGAGAGCCAACGAAAAGATTTTTAAATCCTTTTTAAAGTGGATGAACAAAGAGTTAGAGAATGGTGCCGCTATAGCGGGGTTAAACAAAAAAGTTGCCATAAACGAACTACCTCATTGGACAGGTGCAGAAACAATAAATATGTTTAGGTGGTTTGGAAATTGTATAGCAACAGCATTTAAAGTTCCCCCATTTATGCTTAACTTAGTAGAAAACGTAGGTAGTTTAAATGCCAGAGAACAATACAGTAGATTCCTTGAAAATGTGGTAGAACCCATTTTAAAGTACGAAAGTTATTTGTTTAGCATGATTTTAGTGAAAAAGGGATTTTTATCAACTAAATTAGAAATAACCCATCCTATGATTGCAACAAAACTGAATTACAGTAGAGCCAGAATAGCAAGAACATTATCTACACAAGACCAAGAAATATTTACAGTAGATGAGATTAGAAAGGATATTTTTGGTATGGAATCAAAAACAAATACTACAGAAAAACCAAAAAAGAAATGAACATTTTTATTTTTGAAAAATTTGTTAGATCAGATTTACCTCAGGCATTAGATGAGCTTACAGAAGATATAAATCTTTCTGAGCAATATAATGCTCTGTTAAAACACAATAAGATAGATAATGGCGAATTGATTAAAGAATCATTATCAGTAGTATCTGGTTTATTTGGCTCTTTCACAACAGCATTAGGGATTATAGAGACAGAAAAGCGAAACAAAGAATTGCTTTGTATGGCAAAACTGAAAGAAAAATATGATAAAGAACCATTATATGATACTAAAGGTAACAAAAGACCATTTAATGTCTCAATTGCTTCAAAAGAAGCTGAGGTATCTACAACAGAATTGCGTAGAATAAGGAATATTATACAAAATTATAAAGTAATGAATGAAAAAAACACAAGCACTTTGCAGTCGTTACTTAGAGCAGAATCGACTCAAAAGAAAGTTGAACCTTCAAATTGATTAGATTTTATGAAAATAGGTTGCTACAATACCCTTTAAACGCCACAGGAGCCCCATAGAGCGTAGTTTAGGGGTAGGGTCGTTGTTTGGGCTTAAAACGGCTTAAAATGGCATTTTAAGCATTTAACAGTAACAAGATTTTATACATATAAATGTATATATATATACAAATATTTGTATATTGGTATACATAATGAAGCTAAAAGTATATAAAAATAAAGATTATATTGTAACAAGTCATTGGCGAATATTATATACAATACCTTTAGATGCTACTAATTTTACAGTTGCCGAAATTGATTCAATGTTTAATAATGATAGTAGTATTATAAAAGTAGATTTTATTAGTTGGGTATTATGCAAAATTTATAGGTTGTTCAAAAAAGGATTGAAATGAAAAAAATAAATTATTTTTTAAAAACATAGATTTTGAAAATAATAGACTAATAGGAATAGTACCTGAATAAAAAATGTATAAAGTTATTATTATCTATACAGACAATTCCAAAAAAGAAATTAAAACTTTATGTTATGACAAAGCTTGTCAAATAGCTGATGATTTGTATAATATTAAAACTATTAAACGAATATCTGTAGAAGAGATTAAGGAGGATGGTAATGACTAATAACCAAAAACTTTTCAAATATTTAGACTTAACAAACCTTAATGTTAGGGCTATCCGAAAAGACATAAAAAAATTGGTTGTTGATGCAATCAAATACCAAGCCTGTGGGGTTTGTGTTCAGCCAGGGTGGGTTAATTTTGTTAAAAATAGACTTAAAGATACAAAAATAAAAACAGTCGTTGTCCCAAATTGGTTTGTAAAAGGAGGATTGTCTACAGTATCAGAAGAAACATTAGATTTGTGTATTGAAGCGGATGAAGTTGATATAATTATAGATATATATGATATGTATATATTACAGAAATGGGATATTGTTTTACATGATTTTGCAAGGAGTAAAAAGTTTAAAACTGTTAAACTTATTATAGAGACAAACTATATAAATCTAGCAATACAATCAGGAACGTTATCAAATAAAGATAGATTATTCAATAATGTTATTGATATTGCCAAAAAATTTAACAATATAGAATGGATTAAAACCGACTCTGGTTTGTTTAAGCGAAATAATCCTGAAACACTATATGAAGATGTTAAGCTAATTCAAAAATATTGGAGTGGTAATATTAAAGCATCCGGTGGTGTTCATACTGCGGAGCAAATAGAAAAGCTTATAGATTTAGGTGTTGGGCGTATAGGAATATCAAAATATAATTCGTTGTAAAAAATTACTTAATATTTTTCTTTATTGCTTCTTTGGCAGAAGAAACCGCAATCTCACGCAATATCTTTCCAAAATCTTCCATAATCTTTTCTTTATCTTTTTCGGGTAATTTTCCAATTAGTTTAGAAAATAAAAAATTAATCATTTTTTTTAACATAATAGTTATTCCTCCTGTTCATGATCGCTTGTCCACGCCATATCGCCCTCTTCACTATCTTGAGTCATAGAATAACTCAGACCAGAGCAACAATCTGAACAATCCTTCGAACCTTTTGATAGCCCTTCTTCTTTCATTCTACGTCTGCTTGATCTTGGGTGTTGTATTTTACCATTATCTGTTATTATAAGCTCTTCTGTTTCTCTTAATAGAGGAGGATATGGATAATAGTTTATACCCTGCTTATATATGAAATCTTTAAATGTATTATATGGCGCTGTTGTGCGCTCCAAACTTATCAATTCTGCTTCCATATTCTCACGTTCACATAAATTTAAAAATAGAGAGCTATTCCAGCCATCTGATGTTATCTTTTGTATATTAAATCCAAGACCACCAAGAGATTTTTTTCCTTTGTGCAATCTAAGTAATATAAAATCTAATATTTTGGACATATCTATTTCCTGTTCTTTTCTTGCTCTTATAGCCAATATCAAATCTATATATATTTTTATCCTGTCCATTATATAATATCTGTGTCCTAAACCAATCCCTGCGCTATCTACAACCCCTCTAGATAAATCAATATGAGTATAATACTCTGCTGTTTGTTGGCGTTCTTTTAGTTTAATTATTTGGTTTTCTAATTCTTCTGATGGTTGTATATCGTATTGTCTTTCTAATTGCCATATCTCCCAGGTATAGAATGGTCTAAACCAAGATTCAAACTCTAAATCTTTTAGTTCATCATCATATACTATTATTTTTTCATTTTCTATTCTTGGATCTTCACGAAATATTTTCTCACCATTTTGGTCTAAGATATAACCTACTGATTGAAGTATTTTTTCTGGTCGTTTTATGAAACTACTTTTTCTTGTTTTTGGTACTTTACATTCAAACATTAATGTTGAGTTCTCCTGATCTTCGTCAAACTCGTCTTGGTATGTACTACGATGAACAATATATGGCTTTAGTTCTTTTGGGCAACCTCTCTGGCTCCTAACATTCCATGTTGATTCTCGCATATAAAAAGTTTTTGGCATTTCTCCTTTTTCTGCCTTTTCTAATAAATTAGCCATATAATCATTGCCATTAGTTAAAAAACTAATATAAAATAATTTGAAAAATTTAGGACATGTTGCTTTAGCTGTTGTCTTAATATGCCTACGTATTGCATCTGCTTTATCAAATCTAAACTGCGCTATTTCATCAAAAATAGCAAACACAACATTTTTCCCCTCAGCTTTAAATTTTACAGAATTAAGCGAGTATGCTGTTATATTCTTTGGGAATATTATACTGTTTTTTTGTATATCTCTATTTAAATCCATTCCCTGTTCTTCAAAGAAATTTCTTTTGGTTTCAGGGTTTATACAACCTTTTATCCTATTCTTTAATCTCTTAAAGAATACTGTTTTTGCTTGTGGTTCATCAAAACTAACATTTACAATATCAATTGGTTCTCCTGATTTAAGACCTAAAAATTCTGCTGGGTCTGATTGTTTCAAAAGAAAGTAAAGTATATATGTCAATAGGTTTGATATTAAAAAATCCTTGCCTGAATTATGACTAACGAATCCCTGCGCAATATATGTATTTGTTTCGGGTACTTCTAAATCATAAATATCATTTTCCCCAACATACTCTATTTCTGTTATTTTATCCCATGTTAACATTTTCATCTTTTTGCTAATTTTATTTTTTCTTTGTTTTTCTTGTTCTTTTGATAATGACTCATTGGGTGCTTTAGATACCATAATTTCTTCTTTAACCTTTAAATCCTTTATTTCTTTCCATCCACTTTTAGATAAAAATCTATGGTGCCCCCCAACTAAAATTTCTTTTCCTGACTCTGTTTTGACCCTATATATTTTTGATTTTCCTTTATAAAATGGTACTCCTGTTTTCTGTGTAACAACCCTTCCTTTTGGCCATCCTTTTTGGTTACTACCAATTACTTTAACACTTTTTATTGATATTGCTTTTTTCTTTTCTGATAGTTCTTTTATTGTGTATTCTCTGTTTGTTTCTTCATCTTTAAGTTTCGTGCTTCCATCCAAACATCTCTTCCCAAATCCTATTACAAGTTCATTAATATTTGTTGATAGTGATTTATAATCGTTGGTGAATGTTTTGTCAACTGGTATCATCTGTTTGGGAAATAATGGGGCGTGAGTCCAATTCTTAAAAAAATTGGTAGGAGAAACAATATCATTGCTTTTAGATTTTGTTTTTTGCTTCCAAAAATCTTTATAGAAGCTATTAAGGTCTATACTGTTTGTTTTTTTCTTTTTCGCCATAATATTAATATTTTAGTGTAGTCCTTATTATAAAACTATTATTATCTGCCAGAGCTCTGCGATAATAATCCATATTATTCTTTATAATTTCTGGATCAATAGAAGTCCCAGTGGAATTTGTACGAGAGGATAATCTTACTTGTGTTGTTTTGGTTGCTATATCAAAACTTATACCGAATATTTTTAAATTTTGCGCTTCTGTGGCGGGTAAATCAGTATTTGTTAAAGAAATTTTTTGTCCCAACTCTAATTCTGTTCTTAGTCCTGCTAATGTTAATGTACCTCCATAAACAGGTTTAAAATAATTAGCTAGATTGGCCGCAATAGCTTTCATCAATGGAGTATCGTCAACAATACTTCCAAATCCTTTAACAAATCTAAAACTTGCATTTTTGTATAAATATGTCCCTCCTGCCTGGCCAGTGTCAATATATACTGTTAAATCTTCATCTTGTCTCTTTTCTGCGAAATACATATCCATTATACAACTGTCTCTATGGGCATATACAACAGAGTCTCCTCTAATTGTATCATTTTGTATACTTACTCCTCCTTCCCCTTTCCAATTCCCACGACCTGTAGGACTTGTAGGACTACAATAATAATGATCAGCCCAAGCTTGTCTGCCCTCTGCTATCATTTCTGAATAGAACTCTACATTTTTCTTTCTATAAATATAATAGTGATCGTAAGTTGGTTGTGTCCAATCTGTTCTTTTATGATAGTATTTATCTTTTTCAACATACTCATCGCCAACTTTAACTTTTCCTTTCCCATCTTTATACCAAACATAATTATCACCGCTATGGTGGTAAGTACCAAATTCTCCACCAGAAAAATTACCATCATCAACCAAATAAGTTTTAGTTTCTGTAACATCCCCGGCTGACTTAAAAATTCCTATTTCTCCACTTGCTCCTGCGTCTATAGCTTCTTGGATACTATTATAATGAGTAGATGCTTTATATCTGGTAGAAATCATTTGTTCATAAATTTTGCTTCCACTTCCTCCACTAACTACTATCCTCGATCTACTATTAGATAAATCTGTAAGACTATCAAAATTCAAAACTTTATTTGTGCCAACTGCTTCTGCTACGCTTGGTACTCTAAATGAATTAACACTCCCATCTATTTGGTCTATATGTAATTTGCCATTTACATCAATCCAAAACCAATAATCTCCAGCTATAGTACAAGCCCAATCTAATACTGTCATTATAGATTCTGCTTGGTATTCTACTGTAACTGTTAAATTTGGTAAAGAATTAGTAAAATTGGTTACTCCCGATTTTATTAATAAATCATTTACTATATTTCTTATAGTGTCTTTTTTTCTATATATCATTGGAGTATATAATTGATTAAAATAATATTTCCAATCCTTACACTTATATACTATTTCTTGTCCTCTTGCTCCCAATCTTCTTGTAAAACTAACAACATAACCAGTAAATTCTGGCTGAACATCTCCATCATTATTTATTATATATCCAAATATCTTTTCTCCTACTGTTAATTTTAATGTATTATCGAATTTTTCTAATTGAACAACAGTCATTGTATTGCCAGAAATATTTAAATCTATAGAAGTTATAAACAATGCTTTATCATTGGCATGGACAATACTATCTGATATTATTCCACCCCCCGCACTAACAAAATTATTATAATCACCAGACGATAAATATGTTACATCAAAAGAAGTTTTATAATCGTTGTAATGAGTATGTGTTCTGCGAATCCCTCCTATTGAACCAATCGTAGTAGTAACTGTGTTGCTTTCCGCATTATCGGTTGCGTCTTTTTTATCCGCATCATCAATATTGTCATTTGTTATATTGTTATCTTCAGTACCTACTGCGGCTACCTGATCTTCTTTCCAATCGGTAAGAGTAATTTCAGACCAATCAGTTAAAAATAGTTTAATGTATGGATGAAAAGTAACGTAATAACAATTCTGTCCATCTTTGGTTGCCAGTATAGTATAAGAATCATTGCTGTTTATAATAGCGTTCCCGTCACCATCAACTCTATAAGAACCGGCTATTTTTTTCCCATCCAAAAGAGAACTATTTGTATTATCCTCACCAACAAAGTATGAGTGTTCTATATCGGCTACAATATCACCAACACTATTGTCTATAATAGATTCCTTTTTTGTTTTATCCATAAGTTTCCAAAGTACTGGATCTACAGCCCCATCATATGCGTTTATTCTATATTTGGTTGAGTCTAAATAATTAGGACTTGTTGGGTCTGTTATTGGTTTTAATGTTTCAGTCCAGTTTATTAATATGGAGTCTGTTCGTTCTGTCATCATATTTTTTGTTGGAGAGTTTTCTAAAAATGGTTGGTTATCAGGGTTTGAACTTTCAATTACAATCCCGCTTCCTTTATGATTTTCGGCGTCATATGATAAAATACCAAAAACATCGTATGCTCCAAAGGTACTCCACCAACGTAGTTTATCCCATCCAGTAAGACTATAATCGCCCCATCCTTCATATAAACAGTGATATATTCTTATATCATCTCCTCCATTAAAACCAGTTATAGAAACATTAGAGTTTGTGTTTCTACCATGTTCTGACCCTTTGGTTAATTCAGGGCTTAGAGTACCAACATCAAATGTCACACTAGCTCCAGATGGGTTTCCGATTCTTGTTTTTTTTGTAATTTTAGATCCTACTATTGGTAAATCTATCTCAATAACTCCATCATCTCTAAATTTACAATTAACTTTTGATACTCCACCATCAATTATATCACTCATTCTAATTCCTCCACAGTAAATGTTAATGTTGTTTCTTGCGTAATTTCACCTTGTTTTAATTCATTACTTTCACTATCTGTTACTACCAAATAATAAAGATAATCATCTTTTGTTGGTGTGTTATTAAACTCTATATCTCTATATCGCCCCAATACATCATATACTCTATATTTTGTGCTTGATTCTCCATATATTATTGGTAACTTTACAGGATAAAATATTTTTTCAGCATCCATTATTTCAAAAATACCTCCTGTAACAAAATCATCCCCAGAAAAATAAGCATTGAATTGAAATTGCCATATTGGTACAAAAAATGCTGTTGTCAAATCTTCAAATGTTAAATCTAATGACTCATAAGTAATTTTCTTCAATTCCAATAATTTTGTTGTAGTATTAAATCCTATCACATAATATATCAATGGACTTTCAAATGTTGGAGTGTCGGTTATAGTAAATGTTTGTTGTGCAAAAGTATATTTAGTTTCTTTTTCATAAAAATCACCAGCTTCTAATGTTATAATTTGCGAAGAACTGTCAAAACTATAACTACCAAACCCACTTATAGTACAGGGAATATCAACCTGTTTTTCTAAAACATCATCTGCATATATTTCTACTTTGGCTGGTGGTATAGAATCACTATAATTTACTATATTCTGGTCTATATATACATCTATAGGATCTGGATTATAGATTATAGTTTTAGTATCAGATATAACTTTCTTACCTTCTAAATCATAAAAATACCTAGTATAAAAAGTATATGTCCCAGATGTTGTTGGTAAATTAGATATTGTTATTTTACTTCTATCTATATCTGTGCTATACCAAGTTATATTATCCCAGCTATAATAAAGTTTTATCGCCGATAAATAAACATCCATTGTAAAACTTGAATAGACATAATCTGGATAATCTACTTTTTTTTCATAAAACCTTAAAGGTATAACAATTTCTTTAATTTTTTTATCTATTACTGTTTCTGATGTTATAATTAACTCATCATAATTAGTAATAGTATCTGGTGTAATAGATATATAATTAGTTTTTATATCGCCATAGTCTAAAAAAGCCGAGAGATAAAATATATCTGTTCCTGATTTGGCATACACTTTTACAATAGAATATAGTGGCTGATTTATATACAACCTCCACTCACTTGCGTCTCCATAAAATATCTCATCTTCATATTCAGTATCATTAAAAACATTGCATTTTTTTATTATTTTTAATCGTTCTGTAAAAGTTTTTTCTTGAACCGCAATATGTAATGTGCCTATTCCTGTTGCTACAGATTCTATTTCTACCCTAATCTTATCACCCAGAGAGATATTGTTATCACTGAGAGTGATAGTTTCATTTTTCGCCAAATTATTAGCTGTTACAGTATATGTATATTCTAATATATCTGCTAAATATATTTTTATAATTGTACTCCCTGAACTACCAGTATTGCTAAAATCAACAGCCAAGCTATCTAATGTTCCTGTTACAGAGGCCGAAAATGTAAAACTACTAACTGTTGGCGTTTTTAAAAATAATGGGTATGTTAAAAGATTATATCGTCTTTGTGAACCAGATACAACCCAAGAAAAACCAAAGGAACTACTTTGTATTTTTTTAACTAACCATTCGAAACCAAAAGAATATATTTTTTTAACCAACCACCCAAGACCGAACGAATATGGTTCTAAAGTATTAAAAGAAACTTCATCACCATAAGAATACCCCCCAGAATTATGGGCGTATGCACGAGCATAATAAGTTTGCTCAGAATCTAAATCAGTTGCAGAGAGATTAAACACTCCAGTTCCGTAATCTCCCGTTTCTTTTACATTACTTGCATAATCAGAGCTTGCTGGTGCTACATCCCCTGGGTCTCCATGAGATGTTGTATCATAAACGAATCCTCGTTCATCAGCGTTTTCGCTACCTATATCTGTTATATTACCATTTAATATTGCAGAACTTTGACTTATATCTGTTGTTGCTGTAGTATCTACTGTTAGACCAAAAGCCATCATCTCTATTTCTTTTAATGCACAGTAAGAAGAATTACCTTGAGTTTTGCTTATATAAATACGATAGTACCTGTAACTTGTTGCATTATCTCCTTCTGAAAAATTTGTAAATTCTCTTATTTCACCATCAGACCAACCAGTCTCTCCTGTAACAATATCTAAATCAGTCCAATCACTATCATTATTCGACCCCTGAAATTTGAAATCTTCTGGTGGTGAATCTGATGAGCCCCACGCATAAATGACCTGTAAAGTATATTTATTTATTATTTTTTCGTTGCCTGAACCAAAATCATATTTTATCCAACAAGGCATGCCGTTGCTAGACCAAAAAGTATTTATATCATCGTCAAATGCTTTGCTTGGATAATATGAACTATAAGTACTACTTGCTGTAGCGGTTCCACCAGTACATAAATCAATAGTATAACTCATTTTTTCTTGTTCCTCTCAATCTCAAAATATTTTTCCAAATTATAAGCATCTATTTGTAAATCATTGATAATTCGTACTAATAATTTTGGCTTATTCTTTTTTCTTTCCAATTTCTTTATTACAGAATCTAATTCCTCAATAATATTATTATTCTTCATCAGTTATTTTTTCAATTCTTCTAAATTTATTTCGCCTTTTAAAAAACTAATTTCTTCATCTGTAATTAATTTTTTTTGTTTTAATAATACAATCAACCTTTTTAAAATTATTTTTGGGTCTTTTTTTGTTTCATCTATTGTTTTTAAAAATTTTATCATTCGCAAAACTCCTTAATTTTTTAATCCCACAAAATCGCAACGCAATGTAACTTTAAGTCTTTATTATTTAATGTTTCTATTTTATACTTCATTGTTTTATCTGCTGCTTGGTTGCTCACATCAGATTCTCCTACCAATATTCGTTTGCCTGTAGTATAGTCTCCTTTATCCGATAATGTTGCCTGAACCCAGTTAGCTCCTGAGTCTCGGCTACAATAAGCCTTTAAATCTGTATTTAAAGTTGCTGAATCTGTATCTTCTTCAAAAATAATTATTCTACAGTTGTCAGGTTGGTTTTCTGCTTCTTGTGCGCTTGATACTAACGTCATATTCTGGGTTTCTCCATCCACACGAATATTGTCCAAATAAATTGTATTGTCAACATCAGCATTTAGGATTGTTATTTTAATTTGGTCTATAGCATCCTTATTCGCATCTGCTACTCCCGAAATATCCCAGCTATCCTCTTGCCAAGTATCAGCACTTGCAATGTTTACCGTATGCTCTGTAGTTGTGCCCCCTGAATCGTGAATCCCTATTTTAAAATTACTTCCCGTCCTGCTTGCTCTTACTTTTAATTTTATAGTATTTTTGCCGCTTAAATCTATTGTCGGACTTACTGTCCTTGTAAGAGTATCATTTAAACTATCTGTTTGTTTTGCTATTGCTTTCAAAGAATAAGACCCTTGTTCTTTAATGGTTGATTCAGAATAGCACTGTAAATTAGATGCATAAACCTTAAAGGCCATATCCCAATCTAATGGAACGTTCCAAGAAGATCCGCCATCAGTAGAGCGAGCCATATTACCCCCTGCATAAGCTAGGCTTGTGCTATCAGCGCTCCAAGACCAATGTTCATTGTCTTGATTATCACAAACAGCGACAATCCAATAAAGACCAGAACTCAAGAAACCCCCCGAAGAAAACATAACATCATTCCAAGAACTTGCAACAGGAGTAAATGTTTTAGTTAAGTTTGCATTTGCCAACGTTCCAGAAGGAACTCCACCATTGTCGGTTTCAATACGAAATGTTACATTACCTTCAGGGGTGCCTTGATTAACATTAAACTCAATACTCACACCTTCAATAATTATTCCTGATGATAATGTAAAACTTTGTGCATATCGCCACTCTGTACCAGAATCATCTCCTATTTTGCCATAAAGATTTGAATCAAGTTGAGAAATCAAAGTAGATTTACCATCACTACTCACATAAGCCGCTTGTGCTGTCGCATTATCGGCATATTCAAAATAGTCTAATTCTGTAGTTGATATTTGTTCTGGACTGTATAAATCGTTAGCACTATCATAATCTTCATTTGTAGATGTTACTGTATCTACACCACTTTCATCTTCAAATTCGTCCATAATACCATTTACCATATTAAAAATTGTTAAAGCGTTTAACACCGCCAATTTAAAAGCTAATAAAACAGTATTGTAAATATTGTTAAGAATTTCTTTTGCTGAAACATTATTACCAACACCATCATCTACATTTTCTGCTTTGTCTACAATCTGGTCATCATCTGAATCTAAAGGCGGAATTTTTTGTGTTGCTATTCCCATTATTTTTCTCCCAAAATTTTTTTATACAGTGGCAAATAACTTTTTTTTACTTGTTTCTCCATATTAAAATATTTTAAAGCAAAATTTCTTGCTTCTTGCCTAACTTGGTCTTTATTATTTTTAATATAATCCCAACATTTTACTACCTCTTTTGCAATAGATTTTATATCAAATGGTTTAGGATGAAATCTAGTAAAACCCCCATTATAACTAATAATTTGGCATCCACAAGCCATTGCTTCCATTTCAACCCTGCTCGGTATACCACTCATATTACCATTAAATAATATATCCGCTCCTCTCATATATGGTCTAACATCATTAGTTAATAATTGAATATTCTCTAATAATCCTTTTAATCTTCTTTTTGCAGACCTAAGTATCAAATTTCTCCAAGTTAAAATACTCTCTAAATCTAATCCCAAAATAGTTAATCTAGCGTCAGGTATTTTTTTATGTATTTCACTCATCGCCCAAATAATAGAAGATGGGTTTTTATTAACTCTCAAACTATCACAATATAAAATTTGTGGGTGATATTTATAAGGATATTTATATCCTTTTATTGTAAATTTGGATATATCAACAGCATCATGAATAAATGATAATTTATTATCTCTATCATAAATTTTATAAATTGCGTAGTCTTGTTTATTAACAGATACACTATTATCATAACTATTTATTAAATTGATATGTGTATTAAAAGAGCTATTATTTGCTTTAGAAATAATTTCCTCAAGAATTAAAAATTCTGCCGTTCCATGTATTATCATTAAAGTTTTTTTGTTTGGATATTTATTTTTAACTTTTAATGGTAAACCACGATGAATAACAAATAAATCGGCGTTTTTAGCCCAATCCCAAGAAACAGGTTTTAACCATCCATCATCTAAGAGAGACTTGGGTGGATATTCAACCTCATAAAGAGCAAGTTGAGAATCCAACCCATTTTTTCTCTCATATTTTATCTGGTCTTTTGTACATTCATACAAACCAGATTTTCTAATTCCCCAATTTGCAAAATGCAAAACTTTCATTTTCCCTCAACTTTTATGAATCAATGGCTGAATCATCATATTCAATAACAATTTCGCCATCTGAATTTCTATCAATATCTGTTACTTTAAAACCACCAGCCTCTGGTTCGGAGCCAATAGCACTCGCAACATTAGTAGAAGCAGTATCAGCAACATCATCTGCTACAACAGCTTTGCTATCTGCTGTGCTTGCCGCATCACCAGCGCTATCAGCTTTAGATTCGCCTACAACCGCTTTGCTATCTGCTGTTGAGCCAATAACACCTGCGCTATCAGCTTTAGAGTCAGCAGTACTAGCGACAACTCCTGCACTATCAGCTTTAGATTCTGCTACACTTCCATCAGTAGGATCAAAAACTACACTTGCTATAGCCATAAAATTATACCTCCTTTATCTAGATTTTTTATTCCTCATATAATATTTTTATATTTCCTGTTGTTGGATTATAATAAATTTTTAAAACTTTTTTCCAATCACCATCTTGTTCTGATGTAACAGCATTTTCTACAGAAGATTCAGATAAATTAATAATGTCCCAAGTACCTACACTTTTATCATATTGATAATTTTTAGATTCAGATATTACATATCGAATTTCTCCATCTAAAGGACTTGTTATTGCCGATAATGCCGATAAATCTGCTACTGAATCTCTAAAAGCATATGGTATTATTATATCTGTTGTTTCTGCGCCTAAATAATTTCTGTTAATTTTCATACTATTCTCTTGTTAATTCTCCCAGCTTAATCCTACCTTATTTATAAACACTTGATCGCCAATTATTTATCATTAAAACAAACTTTCTTCTATTGTTAATCTTATAGTATCTGAAATATCTACAGAACTTACATCGTCCCATACAGTTCTAAGCGCAAGGTCATAAGTACCCTTTGCTACATCTAAATCACTGCTATCTAAACATACTTTTACTATTTTATTAATCTTATCTGACTTATCGAAATCATCATCTATTTTTGTTATTATTTGCTCCCCTGTTCTATTTAAAACTACTAAACTAAAAATAGCCTCCGTTATATCTACATTATAAGTAAAGATTAATGTTTTTGCTTCCTTTTGTTTTAAGGTCAGTTTATTTTTAACTTGATTATTAATAGTCAGCATTATTCTACCCCCCCCCCTCATTTAATTCCAATTTTATATTAATCTCATCTATTATTATACCGATATTAATCGGCTCTATTGTCATATCTATATTTATTTCTTGCACTGTTTGTATAGGATTAACTGTACCTACTCCTATTAATCCACTTGTAACATAAGTTATCATATTTTTTTCACCTTAAAGGTTTTACAAGTTGCATTAGTATTGTATTCTGTATTTATTTGATAAGCTCCTAAAACATTAGTATCATTATCTAAATCTGTTGCTGTAGGATATATTTTTATCTTCCCAGTTATCAATTGTTGATTACCATCATAAATAGTATCATAAAGTTTATAATTTTCTTTATTTAGTCCCAAAATTCGTTTAATTAAAATATCAATATTATCTAATTTAATTTCATTTGCGTTTATTTCGGTTATAATTAAATTTTTATCTGTAGTAGCATTTGTTTCGCTTGTTGGGTCAACAGGTAAATTATCTGTTTTTGCCTTAATTAAATCAACATTTGTTTCTACTGTAGGAATCTTATCAGTATTCACTTTAATAGCGTTTAAATCTGATTCACTTGCTTTATAATCCGCTACATTTTCACTGGGAACCTTCTTTTGATTTGTATCTCCAAAAGAATTAGCTATTGTATGTCCTGCTTTTAATTCATCCCATACTGCATCAGCAATTTCTTCAGGACTTACAGCACCTAAAACATTCATTGTTATATCTTCGGTATGAACACTTACTTCCACATCCGCTTTTGCTGTTTGAAACCCTACTTTATCTATAATAATCTTGTATACAGCTTCTTGCCAATTATAATCCCAAGTAAAAGGGGAGTTTAAAGTTTGCCAATCTGAACCATCATTAGGTAAAAATTGAAAATTTGCTAAATGATTTCCATCTTTGTCTTTAATGTTAAAAGTTACTGTGTATTTTTTGCAAGTCATATTCATATCATCTATTGTTTCTTTACTTGATTGGTCTATAATCTTTAACTGACAGTTTACGACTGCAATATTATCAAAAGTATATTGCCAATTCCTAATAGCTTCTTGCAGAGTCCCATAATCCCCTTTAGGAATGTTAATCCAACCGCTTCCTTCAATATTATACCAAGCACTTGCTTGTTCAATGTCCCCATCTGGATCTTCTATAACACAATCTGAAAAAGGTTTCTTAGTTTCGTGGTCATAACAGGATTTATCCGCACCTGCATAGACAACTGGGGGATCTCCTACTAATGCTGTAAATTCTAAAGTATCTAATTCTACTTTTTGTTCCCCATCACTTATCAGAAACGCTCTAAACATTATTTTTTCATTACCTATTGGAAAACTTCCAATATTTGTGTGAACAGTTAAAGCATCATTATACTGGTCAGATGTAACCGCCCAAGTACTTCCATTCCAATATCTCCAATTTACTCCCCCATCATCTGATAATTGATATGCTAAATTACCCTGATTCCCCCCGCCTAAAGTTTCTACAAAAGCAGTAAATTGTGAAAGACCTGATATTGTCCAAGAGGTTGTAGGTTTTATTGTTGGTTTATCAGAATAATAATATAAATGTTCTCGTCCTATTCCAGCGTTATAACGATAAGAAACTTCTTCTTGAGTTAATACTTTATTGTAAATTATCATCTCATCTATTTTACCACTAAACCAGCTATCTTGAGGAGGTGGTCTCATAGAATATCTACACCCAATTGTTATTTCAGTTGATTCTAATATAATGCCCGAAATTACTAGATGATGCCACGAACCAGCAGAGAAATTTGTTCCCAATATTCCATCAATATAAACAATACCTGATGAAACATTAATTATGTTGTTTGATATAAATGAATATCCTATACCTATACTTTCACTTGTTCTTGCATCAAATATATAAGAAGAATCAGAACTATTTTTGTATACCCACATTTCAACACTATAAATATTAGATGGAAAGGCGGTTGTTGCTTTAATAACTTGATTACTTCCATTAAAAGATAAACAATTATTTAATTTTCCAGCAACAGAAGAAGGATTATTTACTGGGGTTCCGTTTCTTCCATTTCCAGAAGAATCTAAAACCGTTGCTCCTGTTGCTTCATTCAAATGGTATCTTACATAAACATTAGTTAAATTTTCTTTTAATTTAGCAAGTCCATTCTCAACAACAATTTTAGTATCATCATAGGAATATTCGCTTGGAGTATCAAAATTATAGATTTTGTTTGCCATTTTTCAAATCCTCATTAAACTTTTTAACTCTTTTATCTAACTCTCTCACTACTGTCCGAAAAGAATAATACCAATAATAGTATTCACTATCTTTTAATAAAGTTAAAATCTCTGTAATCTCTCCCTTTGCTTTTTCTATTTTCACTAACAAATCTACTTTATTTATCATCGCTTTAACTCTTTCCAATTAATGGGCTTCCCATACACTTTTTGTACTCTCCAACTATGTATAGAAAACCCTGTATATTTCATACAAGTTGAATCATAAAGTTTTTCGTTCTTTACTACAAAGCAATGTGTTCCATTAGACATTGCCTTCCCTTCTATATATTCTGCATATAACATTGCTTGCTGACAACAAGATTTATGTTGACAAAAATCATTCAATGTTCTGCCAAATAAAATAGAATTTGATATTGTACAACCAGTAAACAACCATAAAAATAGTAGTAATAATATTTTATTTTTCTTCATTTACTAAAATCATTAATGGTTCTAATTGTTCCGCAGAAATATCCTGTGGAATATTTTTCAAAGAAATCTTGTAAAAATCAATTTCTACTTTTTCTTCTAATAGCTTGTTGTAATCTTCTATCTGTTTTTCTCTATTGTCTAATTCTTCTTTGTATTCCTCTCTTAATTTTTTTATTTCTTCGTTAAAATTTTTGTTATTGTCCAAACCACAATAACTATTATTTTTTATAATTGGTTTTTTATTATCATCTTTTTCACAATATTGCTTACATAGCATTATTCTTTTTTTCTCATACTCTTGTAGTTTATCTGAAACTTTTGTAGCTTCTTTTAATAATTCTATTTCCTCTTTAATTCTTTTCTTATTCTTTACAAGTGCATAAGCAAATTTAACATCTTTAATAGTTTTAACCGACTCAATAGCATTTAACAAACCAAACAACTTAATTCTTTCAACTTTTTCCATCTGAATCCTCCTTTTTTCAATATTATGAACCCAACATAAACTTATAGCTTGAACCCGCTATTTCCAATTCCACATATCCATCATGTGTTACTGTTGAAGCTACTCTTGTTGCTGTAGAAAAATTTACTTTGCCATCTGCACTTCCTAAATTTAATGTCCCTTTCCCAGTTGTTATTACTCCGTCTGTTTTATCATGAGTAAAAGAAATCCATTGATTAGTAGCTGTAGCTGCTGCTGTAGCGGAGTGTATAAACAAAGTAGGGTCAGCAGATAAAGTTGAATGGTCATAGTCATTATCTACATAATCATAGTCTACAATTACAAAATTTCTATTTGCACGACCGTCATCCGTGCCTATTCCTAAATGAAATCCCTCATCAATCACCTTAACAAAACTTGCATAATATTTAGAATTTGTAGTATCATAAAAATTAAGTCTACCGCTTCCACCAAGCCAAAGATTAGATTGTACCTGTAAATCATTTCTAATAAAAGCATCTCCAATACTATTTATAGCAGTAGTGATTCTTCCAACATCATCTGCTCCTACGTGCAATCCACAACCAGGAGCATTTGTTCCCAGACCTACGAAACCTTCTTTCAAATAAAGTGTATTAGCTACTGCACTTTCATTTAAAGAAGTCATTACCGCAACACTATTTTGGGTTAGTACCAAGTTGTCTGAGGCATCTACTTCTAAAACACCACTATCTAATTGGGTATCACTATTTTGAGTGTGTACATCATCTATAGTAGACTCCAAAGCAGCTTCAGTTATTTTAGAAGTTGCTCTAATAGAATCCCCATCAGTAGATGGAACTGATAGACCTGTAAGTTTATGAGAGTTCATATTAATATTTGCTGCCATAGTTCCAAGTTGAGTATCTGAATTTTGGGCATGTTTCTTAGAAATAGCATCTGCAACATCGCTGTCTGCTTTAACATTAGTAATTATAGTGGCTTCAGATTTATTATCTACATTACCTAACCCCACATTACTTTTAGATACGCTGTGTGGATTTCCTGTTACTACTCCTCTATGTGTTGTATTCAAACCAATAGCAGTATCTTGTGTACTTCCATTATGTTTTAAAGAAACCGCACTGTCTATATCACTTACCGAAGAACTAGGTTTATCTGTTATGATACTCCAAGCTATTGAAGTTGCACCCCCCATATCTACCCAATCTGTAATTAATCCAGATGATTCAGCTTTATTCCATGTATACCAATGGTCATCTGATCTGACCATATAAACATCATTTTGAGTATTCCCAGTTAAAGGTAGGTCAGCCGTTGTGTCTTTAAATCCCTTTAATTGAATACCATTTAATGTAACAGATCCACTAAAAAAACCCATTATTATTCCTCCTATATTTTTAAACTTTTGTACTATCTACATACCATGTAATATTAGCTGTTCCTGTAACAGCTTTAATTCTTAATTTAGTACCATAAATTGCTCTGCTAAATCCATTATTTGCTGATATTCTAATAGTGCTTCCATAAGCTCCTTGATAAATCTCTAATGTAATATTACTATCTGTAAAAATACTAAAATAATCAAAACTATTAAAACCAAAATCACTTGAATCTAACACTTTTCCGCTTGTATCAACATTTTCCTCATAACCTGACTTATACTTCATTTCTCTTTCCTCCTATTATTTTAAGTTTCAGTATATTGATAATATATAGTAAAGTTTTCGTCCCCCGCCACTGCCAATGAGCTTAACTCTAATTGAAAAACCATATAATTACTTACATCGCCAATATTTACCAATGTCCCTGCGATAGAAAGTTTATTCTCCGATGTATAATCTGTTACATCTGCCCTTGTTCCTTTATTTGACTTACTATTTACAGGGGCTGTGTATGTCGAAATATCGGTAGTGTTGATAGTAATATTGTTGCCCAGAGTTAATGAACCAGAAGTCCAAATCTTAAACTCATTGCATTGAGTTGATGGGGCTACATCTACCCTGAATTTCAACCAAAGCTCATATGAATACACAGTTCCAGCGGCTGGCGCCTCTACAGGATTATCCGCTGGTTCTTCGACATTACTATCTATTGGCAAAAAATAAAACAACGCTTTCGCTACATCACTCGCACTATATCCTATTCCGCTTCGCTGTACGACCACAATCGTAGCACTCATAATTTACTCCTTATTAATTGGTTCCTCATTATAGTCATTGATTGCTCAATGAATGAATTTACTTCCATTTCACTATTAAACAATTTATCACTACCATCGTGATAATAATACTTATCATTAATCTTATAAAATTGGAGTTTAAAAGGTTGGTTAAATGAGCCTACGTGAAGAATAGCAACATTTATTTCACCTTTAAAAATCTCTATATCATTATAAATCAAAGCACCATCATATTTACCTTTGGTTATCGGAAAAGAAACATTTTCGTTTGTCTTTATTACTAACATTTTTATCTCCTATTACATACTCTTTATAAATATTATTGTAAAATATGAATCCTTCAACACATCACCAGATGGCTGTAGGCTTTGCATAGCACAATCTGTAAATACTAAAGTATCATCTATCGTTAGAGTTCCTTTTTTGCCCGCTATATTCGTTATTAAAGTATTTATTTGCTGTTCCAAATTCAGACGTGATGTAGATGTAATAAAAACATCCACACGAATAGTTAATTCGCCACCACCCAATTCTTCAGTGTCCCATAACTTAACACCTTTAGCTCTCGGCACAATGCGAGTTTGGGTATTGCCATTATATGATTCAGTTATCCATTCATAATAGCCCAAATTGTAATCTACCGAATCTACTGTAAATTTTACTCGCTTAAAGTTTGCCATAATATTTAATCTTTCGTAACACCTGTATAATCATTTTTTCTCTGAATTTGTCCTACAATAAAACCTAGTTCTTTTAATCTACCATCAAACATTTCTTGCATAGTAGTAATCTTTTCTAATGTATCACTAATTAGCTCTATAATCCTAAATTCTCGTTTTACTGCTGATTTTGCTTTTTTTAATGTTTCTCCTGATTTTTTAGAGTCCAAATCTAAACCTAGCCTCTCTGCTACTGTCTCGGTTTCTCTTTTAACTACTTCTGAAGTTTTATATGCTCCCCTCAAACCCCCTGGGTGTCCTAAAAGTTCTGTTCTCTCCTTCCATGCTTCTTTTTCTGATTGAAATTTAGACGCAATTAAGCTACCGATAACTGGGTTTATAGCAATAAGAGTTTGTTGTAACATTCCTATTCGTTCTACTTCTGACTCGGCAGTTCCTTTTGCTGTAAAATGTTTTCCTATTATTGGTATTCTGCTTAACATTTCTTGTATCATTCCATCTGCTATAGCGATTCCCAAATTTGTAAAAGTTTTTGTCATTCCTTCTAACATTATTTTTAATCCTGTAGCAATAGCCCCCCCCATAAATAAAAAATCTTTTTTATGATTTTTCAATAAAGAAATAAAACTAGCAATAAAATAAGAGGCCATTGACTCTCCTAATTTTAAAAGTCTACCTCCTGGAGTTTCTGCTGTTAATTCTTCTACTTTTGTTGCCTCCCATTTACCTGTTTCTTTATTCAATCTAGATTTATATAAAGGTGTTGACCATTCAGGAGCAAAAACATTTACTTTTTCTATTAAATTTGGCAAATCAGTTTTAAAAAACTTCTTTATTTCTGGAAGATAATCATCAATTACTGTTTTGAATATCTCTCCAAATACACCTTTATTATTTTCTATTTCCTCTAAAACATCTTTAAGTCCATCCAAAACAGTATCTAAAACAGGTGTCATTTCCTCTAAACCAGACTCTATAATAACATTAAATATTGCAAAAACAGTGTTTTTAATCTGTTCCCATTTTACTAGTGCTGTTTTTAATATATCAACAAAAATTTCTTTCAAAATACTTTTGCCTTTTTCACTTTCTTTCCAAACTTCACTTAAAAGTTTAACATTTTTCTCAAAATCTTTTGATTTAGTTAACAGGGTCGCAATACCAGCACCACCCCTAACACCAAATATTTTAGTAAGAACACTTGCCGCCCCTGGTATCTTTGCTTGTATTTCGGATAATATACTTGATAATGGTCTTAAAGTTCCGCCTGCTGTTCTAAATTGCTCTTGAACATATTTTACACCAGAACCATATTCTGTTAATTTTTTCTGTGCTTCGTCTAACTCTTTTACTATTTTTTTATATTCTTCGGTTCCACTTTCACCAGATAATAATAAATCATATTGTGCGTCTTTTAATCTTGTTACAGTATCATATAGTTCCGACATTACTTTCTGACCCTTAATCATCGTACCCATATATTTCTTTGCCTCACCATCTCCTTCATATAAGTTTATTCCATACTTGGCAAAGGCTGAAGTAACTTTGCTGGTTGCACCCATTAACTTTAACATAGTACCTCGTAAATACACACCTGATCTACTCATATCTAGCCCCGAATTACTTAAAGTCATCAAAGCCGATGTAGTATCTATAAAAGTTTTTGATGTTGATCCAAATGCCGCCACTGATACAGGAGCAACATATTTCATTGCAGTTATAAGACCTGTAAAAGTCATATTTGCTTTTGTAAATGCGACAGTCATTGCATCTGCCATATGGGGAAGCTCCTTCATACTGACTTCAAATGCCCTTGTAACACCAATAACGCCAGACATTGAACCTCTAAAATCTACCCCAGCTATAGTCGCCATTTTTAAAGTTTTGTTAACAATTTCAAAACCTTCTTTGGCTTCAAATCCAGCCATAGCCGCTCTAAAAAATCCTTCTTGAATTTTTTGGGCTGAAAACATTGTCTCTGTGGACATTTTGCGAGCCATTGCAATACTTTCTTTAAAATATTCTGCTGTTTTTGCGCCGCCAGAGGATATAACTGTCGCAGTCTGTTGTGCTGTAAATTGTAGTTTTGCTGATTCTGATACCAAACTTTTTATTTTTTCTATAGTATTATGAATTGCTTGCGAGGCCGATCTAAAAATCATAAAAAACGCAACAACAGCTGTTGTTCTAAAAACAGCCCTAAAGGTAGATTTCAAAAGTTTGAGCTGACTCCCAAACATTTTGAATTTGGCCATCCCCTGCAAAAGTGCTATTACTCTAATATATAGATTTGTTGAATCAGCCATTAGAATTTAATCATCTCCCCAGATTTTATCATTTCTTCTAATTTCTTTGGGTCTCTACCCATTTTAGCCCATAATGTTCTTACACCATTCAAATATTCTGCTTCTGAAACTTTTTTCTTTATACCAAAAACCTCGTCTAATATTTCCATTTTTCCTGAAAAGCCCGCCCCAACAGCATAAGCAATTAATTTTGTTTTTAGGCGTATATCATCCCTCTGCCTTTTTAATGCTGTTTTGTATAGGTTCATTACTATATCGTTTGGGGTCTCAAATACAAATTTAACTGCTTCGGCGAAACTCCATTTATACTCGTTTGCGAAAAAATCAATTAAATAAAATTTTTCTTTATTTTCCATATTACTCTGTTACCATATAGTTATAGTCTAAACTCATCCAATATTCTTTTAATTTATCATCATATGTTATCGCCGAACCTCCATTTCTATAAAAACTTATTATATTGTACTCTCCCGTTGCCAATAAATGTTCTTTTTTATTTAATAAGACATCTATTCTTTTTGCAATGCTTAAACACAAAGAAAATGAATCAGCAACCGATCTTTTTACACAGGCTATGACACTTATCCTATCATCTGCTAATGGTATGCTAGCATCAACTTTACCAATTCCAGTATCTACAACAATATATTTCTTTTTTTCAACTGGAGCTTCTATGGCAAAAATACTGTTTGAATCCGACAGTAAAGCAACCAATGTTGCGTCTGTTTTTAAATATGCTATAATTCTTTCCGCTAAAACTATCATTCTTATCCTCTCGGCATTATAACTCTTTTTATTTCTGGAATTGCTTGTGTTTTATATAATTTTTTTGCAACCAATTTAACTGTATGATAAGAATCCCTAATATATCTGAGACCTTTAAATCTACCTCTCTTAACCATATGAAAAACATAGTAGCCTTTAGAGTTTGGAGCCGTTTTAGCTTTTGGCCATTTACTTGCTCTAAAAGCCATTAAAGGTTTCCCCACTATTGTCTTTCTTATTTTAATTCCATATTCCAATGCCCTCTGATATGGAACTTCATAGTTTTTACCTACTGTAACTTTTCCCTCCATATAATCAGATGTACTTTTCAAATTCATATTTATGCTACCTTTTATATGGCCAGTTGAATGTTTTGCTCTTGAACTTAACAAATATGCAACCCTTTTATAAGCAAATAATGTAAGGGCTGTAATATAATTGTATACAGATCTTTTAATCCCCAAATCTGTAGTCATCAGCAACTGATTTGCATATAAATCAACCATAGTTGTGTCTACCCTAAAACTTTTATTCATTTTTTTAAATCTTTTTTAATCCCACTTCGTAATGATCTTCCTGGCCACCCGCATCCTCAATGAAATAAACTGCATATTCTTTAGCACCGAAAACTATAATATCATCCTCTAATATATCCTGTGTTATTTTAAAAAACCCTATTGAGTCCACGCTAACCTCTTCTCCTTCGCGCTCTAAAATGTAAGTTCCACGCTGATCTTGTATCAAACAAGCAACATCGGTATACAAAGTAGAAAAGGTTTCTGCTGGAACTCCTAATGAATTTACGGCTCCTTTTACCCTTCTCTTAATATCTACTGTGTGTGTCAAAAGCGATTCAAATATACTATCTGACATTTTTGCTCCTTACCCAGCGACACCAAAGGATAATCCATCTTTGCTACCCTTAACAATATTTGTTGCTGACTTAATTTCATTCTCTAAATATGTCATTAAAGAAGAAACCCCTCCACCCTTGAATATATCACTAAAGCTCTTACTATATCTTCCAATTTTTACACTTTTTACCAACCCAATTTTATTAGGGGTAAAAACACATATACCTTTGTAAACTAATAGTGATATTAGATAACCATCAATATCTGTATAAGTATGAGCATTTGCTGTATATTGTAATTCAAGAAATACATCTGCTGAAATGCTGGTCTCAAAATATATAAAGCCTGTTTCTGGGTTCAAAGTATATTCCGAAAAATTAGTGTAATCATAGGCGGTGTTATCCATTTTAATAGTGTCAATACTTTTTATATCACTATCTGGCAATAATATAAAATGAGTGTCCTCCTGAATAAATATCCTATGCCATTTTTGAGATTCTGTCTCTTTAAACCCCGTAATTGTATAAAATATGTCCTTCGCCCAAGAATAAACATAATCGTCTATGTCCGAGCTTTCAATATTTAGAATTGTTGCTATCTCTGATTTAAGTATCATAATATATAACTCCTTACCTTCTTTTTGTTTCTGTCCAGATTTGTAAAGATGTCAGACATTCTATTCCTAAAATATGCTTTGGGCAAATATATAATTCCAGCAAATAAAAAAACTTTGTTAGCCCAAATCTTATCTACCCTTCTATATTCACCAAAACCAATAGCCCCAAATGTTTTGGTCTTTTTTACCACTACAAGTGGAGTAGATAAATCCTTATTTATATAACCAATTAAAAGCTCTAAATCTACCTTAAAAAGTGAGTGATTAATTATTATTATCAGATTTTCTTTTACTGGTTTTATTTGACTCAAATCCACATCTTGACCTATATATTCTGTAGGTATAGACAAAGATTTTTTAATCATTTCAAAAATAACTTTATCCCCTAAATTATATCCACTAAATAAAAACGCTTTCATAATATATCCCCCTCTGTTTCAATATGTTAGTCAATTAAATCAAACTTATTCGTGAAAAGTCTCTAATCTTACTGTTCGTTTATCTATATCATCTAATCTTTTATCTATATTACTTATTGACCTTAAAATATGCTTGTAATGATTTGTAATAATCTTAACATAGCCAAGTAATAAAAGGATAATTAAAGTTATACTACCCCCATTAAATCCCCAAGAATCAAGTGTTTCCAAAATAATTTTTACCACATTTACACCTTCTAATATTAAAGACGAATGAGATTTAAAAATGTTTCAATCTTGATCACTTTTTCTATTTTTTCCATACATTGTAATATAAAATTCCTTCCATTCTTCTATTTCGCCTAAAAATTTTTTATTTGCCAAAAAGTCAATTTCTCCTTTATATGCTACTCCCACAACAGTATGAGGTATTATATCTCTCCCAGCCTGTTCAACATATACCGATTTAAAGTTTGATAAAAGTATTTTAAATCCACTTGGAGTAAACCTATAATAATCATTTGGATAATCATGTAAAGGAAAAGAAAAAGGACAAGTTATTACACAAATTCCATTAGGTTTCAAAACCCTATAAATCTCACTCATAGCTTTAAAGGGATGTTTTGTATGCTCTAGGGTTTCTACACATATCGCAGAACCTATACTTTCTTTTTTTAAAGGTAATTTATGCAGATTCATTATTTTATCTACTCCAAGACCCTGCCTAAAATCAGTACCTATAAATTCTTTATTGGGAAAATATGGTCTTAAATCTGCAAAGCCCTCTTGTCCTTTAACCTGTAGCGAACCAAATTCATATATTGGTTCTTCAAAAGGAAAATTCTTTACACAAATAGAAATAAAATCTTTTACTAAACGCCTCATTTTTTATAATAGTCTCTTATTTTTGGTACTTCTTTAACCCCATGTTTTTCAGCCCATTCCAATATAGTCATTTTTCCTTGATATTTATACCCTAAATCATTGGGAAAATTAGGAAATGCTTTCTGTAAATCAAATCTACTCTTCCAAACCTCTGTTAAAATACATATAATTTTTTCAATTTTAGAATATTTGTACTCTTTTAATGTTGGTCTTTTCCTATTCCTTATTTCTAATTTTTTATTATGTTCCATAATTCTATTCATTATTATATTTTCTTGTCTCTCCTGTTCAGTATTGTTTAAATATCCTATAGAAGTTTTATGTCGCCGATAATATATGAATGATTTGTCAATAAACTTAAACTTCAATCCATTAAAATATGCTCTGTCAGCCCATTCTAAATCTGAAACAAAATCAAAATTTACATCAAAAATTCCCGATTTTATAAAACTTTCTTTTCTAACAGCCATACAACCGGCTGGGACTATGCTTGCTCTTGTTAATAGTTGAGCATTAAAATTATATTCTTCATTTCTGTGTAAGTGTTTGTTGCGCAAATCTTTATCTGTAACAATATAATTACCATAAACAGCATCTATTTCAGGATATTTTGTAAGATAATAAACACTTGTTTTAATTCTATCTGGTAACATAACATCATCAGCATCATGCAACATAAAAATATCGCCTGTCATATTTAGAATGGCAAAATTTCTAACGTTATTCAGCCCATAGTGCGCTCGTTTGTAAAGCTTTATCTGTGGATATTTGCTAACTATGGATGTTATATCTTTATCAGAACCATCGTCTATAACTATAATTTCTAAAGGTTCATATTTTTGAGCGAAAACCGATTTAATACTTTCTTCTAAATATTCATTATGATTATAATTTGTTATAACAACAGAAACTTTTGGATTCTCTATATATTTCTGTAATCTTTTATTGTCTATATTATTTTCATTATACTGAAACTCAAACAACATTTTATATAGAAATGATTTTATTCCTTGTTTGGGTTCCATTATTGCTTGTTTATATACATTTAAAAAATTCTTTTTATTCGCTTTATATGTAATATTTTCATACAATGAACTACCAAAAATTATTGTAGGTTTTTCCGCCGCCAAAGCCCATAGGCCGCAACTGCTATTTATGGTAATAACACTTTCTGCCTTTGCTATAGAGTCTACCAACTTTTTATTAGTATCCCAAACTGCGTTGTTTGGCAATATATATCCTCTATTATCCAATGGATGTTTTCTTACCAAAATTTTTTTGTCTTTTAAATTATCACAAACAAAATCTATTAGCTCCTGCATATCCTTAAAAATTGTAGATTGTTGTGTTATTCTAATATCACCATTTATTTGTAATGCCAATAAAACATATTCTTTCTTATCATCATATATTCCTAACGATTTAATCTCTTTCTTTAATTTATTTTCTTCTATATCAGTGAGTGATTTCAATTTCCAAAGACCAACCGATGAATTACATTCAACCCCTCTTTTGTCTACATAAAAAGTCCATTCCTTTTTAGAATATTCCTGGGGCAAAAAACCTCGCTCCAAATAAAATGTTGGTATAAAATATTGTTCTGCCTTTTTTGCTGTTTTATACCCAATTCCATTTTCCAAACATCCATTCCAAACAAAAAGATAATCCATATCTTTTACAATATCTGGATTTTCCGATACATTTTTCCTTCTTGGCAAAATATCATTATCTCCAACCATATAATAAAAGTCAAAGCCATGCATTGATTTTGCTATTTTGGCAAAGACTCTATAAATATCCTCCGAAACATTATAATTTGACGCTACACATAATATTTTTTTCCTCATTTTATTCCTTTGGTTAATGATTGTCCTTTCCATTTAGAAACCATATATGGACATTTTGAAAAGGATAGATTTGACAAAACAAAAGAAAAACCAACATCAAGCATCATTTCTTCTACTTTTATTGCGTGTAAACCATCAGCATGTTTTATAATATTTTCTCTACGTTCTTCTATTGTCTTTCCAGCCCATCTATATCCATCAGAAACAAAAATCTCGCTTGGTGCTGTTTTTAAAATTTCACAATCAGGAATGATTATCCACAAAACACCATCTAGTTTTAAGGATTCATACCATTTCTTTAAAGTATCAAACCGTACTTCACTGTTTATATGTTCCAACACATGAGAAGCATATATCTCATCTATAGAGTTATCTTTAAATCTATTAAATTTTGTAATATCCATAACAATATCAGGATTTACAGATTTGTCTATATCTATATTCACAAACCCTTTTATTTTATGATGCCTACAGCCTAAATTTAACTTCATAGATTTATAACTCCTCCTCTCTCTTTACGCCATTCTTTCCATTTATGTACACATTTTACTCTAGTGTCTAACCAAATCTTTAATCCTAATAACCTACACCGATAAGAAAAGAAAATATCTGGATGTTGTAAATGATTTATATTCCATTCTATATCTACTTTTCTAAGTATATCCTTATCCAACATTAAACAACCAAAAGTAACTTGGCCAACAGGAAAAATATATTTTTTACACATCCTTTTATATTCTTGGTCTGTATATTGTTCTCTGCGACTTACCTTTCCTGCCCCCCATAAATCTACTGTTTTTGCACAACCTTTTTCAAATCCCGGGGCTGTTACAACCCCAGAAACAATAGGTTTGCTATCTTGGTCTAATAATAATATTGTATTTGTGGGTGCTATAACATCAGCCTCTAAAAATAATGCTTTGTCGTAACAATGACCCAAAAAATAATTTCTCGCCAAAGCAAATGAAAATCCCACTTTTTCTCTTGAGTTCATTTGATAATCAGATTCTATTCTTATTAATTTATAAGGAACTTTAAAATTCATTTTATCCAAAAAATCTATCAAAAATATAGAAAACTCCCCTATATCATCAGTATTGTCTATTAGTAACATATCTACTTTAAAAGTATTGTTAACTTTTAAGTTATTTACCACAGTAAAAAATTCTTTTATAACATATTTTTTATAACTGTAAATTGGAGTAATTATTAAAATTTTTTTCATAGAAATAATATCCTATATAATTTAATATAATCTTTTTTGGTTTTAGCCCCCATTATAATCCCAATAGTAATTGGTATAAAAACAAAAATCACAAAAAAAGAAATAATAAAAACACTCAAAACAAACATTATATTTTTATTTTTGAAAATAACCATATTCTATTATCATAATACCACTTTACAATTGATTGTATTTTCTCTCTAAAAAAACATTTTTGTGTCCATCCTAATTTCTTTGTTTTTTCTGCTGAAAGTGAATATCTAAAATCGTGTCCTGCTCTGTCTGGAACAAACTTAACCATATCTTTGTTATTACAAACTATCTTACTTAATATTCTTGCAATGTCAATATTTTTATATTCCTCTCGGCTATCCAAATGATATATTTCCCCCATATTCCCTTTTTCTATAATTTTCAAAATTCCTTTAACACAGTCATACACATGCAACCAACTTCTTATTTGCTGTCCTTCGCCATAAACAGGAATTGGTTTGTTTTTGAATAAATGTGCTAATGCTACAGGTATTAATTTTTCAGGATATTGCCATATTCCATAATTGTTTGTAGGACGAATTATTATCACTTGAGTACCATAGGTATTTATATAACTCTGAATTAAATTTTCACCACTTGCTTTACTGGCAGAGTATGGATTTTTAGGATTCAACTTTGCTTTCTCATCAAAACTACCAATTTCAATATCACCAAGAACCTCATCTGTAGATATTTGTATTATGGGTACACCAGTTTTTTTTGCGACTTCTAATAAAGAATATACTCCATAGATATTTGAGTCTAAAAATACTTTTGGATTTTTAATACTATTATCTACATGAGACTCTGCTGAAAAATTTACAATAATATCTATTCCTTGCTTGTCTACAATATTTTTTATTTTCGTTGTATTACATATATCTTCTTTGTAAACCTTTAATCCTGTTTCTTTAACTCGTTTATAATCAGCAACATAAGTAAAACTATCAAGTATTATTGGTTTTTGCCCATAATAATATAACTGTCTAACAAACTCACTACCAATAAAACCCAATCCTCCACTAACTAAAAATCTTTTATATTTCATATCTGTTCTGGGTTCAAATAGGTTATTCTTCCTTTACTGCGAATAGTAGGTATATCATCAATGATATAATCTGGTTTTGGTAATATAAAATCTGGATTCAAATCATATTTTACACAAAAAAGCATTGCATATCCCCATCCTCCTGAACTCCATATAACTACTATATTTTTTGGATCGTCTATTATTTTTTTAACTTTATTAATATTTTTTATTCTTGGTTTTCCCCATTGTTTCTTAGGGTTATCAGTTAATGTACCATCTATATCCACATAATATATCATATCTTTAATAAAAATCCTTTTGGGTTTTGAGTTATAATAAATTTTTCTCTTTTTCTATCTACAATAAAATCATTGTTATTTTCTAAAAAATCTGTCAATGCCTTTAGTGCTTCGCTTTTGCTATTTCCTCCAAAATATTCACTATCTGTATCTTCAACAATCAAATATTGCCCAGAAGTTACCAAAGAAGAATAAAGCTCCAACTCCCTAAATACATGGTTATAAGAATGGTTTGAGTCTAATATAACCATTACATTTTTATTATAGACAAATCTTTTCATCTTACTAAAAATTTCTTCATTGGTAGAAGAGCCAACAATATACTCTATCCTTGAATGATTTGGAAAACTATCTATATTTCTTGGTTTTGAATTTATATCAATAGTCATAACAATACCATTGTTGAGCACATCGCAAATATTCGCCATAAATAAAGCAGATCCACCATTTAATGTTCCTGTTTCTATTATTATATCTGGTCTTTTTTTGTAGATAATTTCTTGATATATCCATAAATCACATGGATGTTTTTGGGTTAGTATCCCCATCCAAGTTATATTTTTATCCCAAATTAAACTATTATAATATTCTGTCCAAGCTTTTTGTCTCAAATTATAATCAAATCTCATTTTTCAAAATATTTTTCCAGTATTTTTTTGTCCTGCTCCCAGTGACAATAAAAAACTTTATCTCTCTTTATATCTATTGTTATGTTATTGTTAGTAAATATTTTAATTACTTTATCAGTAATTGTATAGTAAGTTATATTTAGAGGATGAATATCAATTTTATTAAGGTCTTTATCAAAAATAAAAGATATTGGTTTTAATTTAATTTGTTTTGTTTTATCTTTGCTCTTTTTATATCCATAGTTGTTATCACACCAAATACATCCTTTTGCTGTTGAATATTTTTTGTTCGGTAAATTTCTTTTACATTTATAGCACTTCATTTGACACATATTTTCTAACACATTCTGGAATAATATCTTTTATCTCTCTAATTTTAAACCCAGTTTTTTCTAACTTTTTTGTGTTCATTAATAAATTTGTTCTATCCAATAACAAATCCTCTGTTCTCATTATAGTAAATTCAAAATTTGTATTATATTTTTTATATTCATTCATCAAATCTGGATAATACAATGCCCCTTTGTTAACCAAATTATAAATACCTTTTTTGTCATTAATAATTAAATGTTTTATTGCTAAAATCATATCAGGAATATATGTTACACTATTTTTTGCGTCTATAACACTCTTATATTTAATTAATTTATTCAAAATATTTTTAGGATGAGAAATATAATCCAAAGGTATTCTAATTCGCAAAATCAAAATATTTGCTTTTTTAGCAATATATTTTAAAACCTTTTCTGCATAAACTTTAGTTCTACTATAATATAATTTATAATAATCTGGCTCATCTATTTCTGTTATAGGAGATTGTTTTATTTCGTCAAAATAATAAACACATCCACTACCAATATGAATTAATTTTTTTCCTGTACGTAAACAATATTCGCCTAAAATTATTGGCAAAAACACATTACTTGATAATGTTTTTTGTCTATTTAATTCACATTCGTCAACATTGTTTTTTCCTATATATCCAGCTGTATTTATTATTATAGAATATTTGTCTAAAAATTTATAACAATCACCCAAAGTATATATATGCTCATTTAATAACTCTGCTCCCAGTTCTTTATAAATTCTATTACCAATATATCCAGAACCAATAATTCCTATCTTTCGCATAATAAATCTCCTATTATAATATTTTGCCTATCTTCTAATGTTTTTACATATAAAGAAGCATTAATTAGAGATTCAAATGTACCCATATCAAACCAAGCCATTCCATTATTTAAAAATTCAACATTAAGTTTATTTCTTTTTAAATATAATTGGTTTATATCTGTAATTTCTATCTCTCCACGTTTAGAAGGTTTTAATCCTTCTGCTATCTTTACAATACCTTTTGGATAAAAATATAACCCTGTTACAGCCCATTTTGATTCTGGTTTTTTTGGTTTCTCTACTATTGAAATTGGTTTATTATTTTTATCTACATTTAACACACCATATCTATTAGGATTATTAACAGAATAAACAAATACAGTGGCCTTATTATTAATATTATTTGCTCTATTAATTTTTTTTATTAGTTGATAACCAAAAAACAAATTATCACCAAGTATCAAACAAACACTATTGTCACCAATAAATTCTTTGCCGATAATAAAAGCCTGTGGAATACCACCTGCAGATTTTTGAATTGCGAAAGAAATATTTATTTTTAATTTTGTATTACTAAACAATTTTTTATATAGTTTTATATGTTCTTTATTGGATATTAATAATATATCTTTTATTCCTGCGTGTATTAAAACTGATAAGGAATAATAAATCATAGGTTTGTTATACACTGGTAACAACTGTTTACTAACTACCTTTGTAATAGGATATAGTCTTGTTGCTTTTCCTCCGGCTAAAATAATTCCTTTTCTCATATTTTTTTGTTGCCCCATTTTATTTGCCAATATGCTCTGTCGTTAGGTTGTGTACCTGAATATCCCATTTTTTTCCTACTATAAGATTCATAATGTTCTAACACCACATTTGAAGTAACAAAACATTTTCTTGCTTGCAAACAATAATCCACATCTTGAAGTTCCGCTTTTAGATTTTCGTCAAACCAATATTTATCAAACAAAGACGATTTCAGCATAGCACAAGCAAATGTAACCGCCCTAAATTCTCTTACTCCTTGAAACTCAATACCATCCATATGGTGTTCTTTAAAATGATATGGATTTATATTTGAGTTTGGAGGAAATACTACACCAAAATGCTGAATAATATTTGTTCCAGGAAATAAAAGTTTCACGCCCAAAATATTTGCTTTTGTCTTTTTAATTTCATCTATATAGATGTCAATCCAATTTTTTGTTTTTGGCACAATGTCATCATTTAGCAATAAAATATAATCATACTTTTTATGATTTATTTTTTTTATAACCCAATTCATAAGGGCTGAATAATTAAACTCAGCATAATTGTGTTTCATAAAAGTATATGAAACAGATGAATTAATATATGTTTGTAGTTTCTCTTTTTCTATATTTGCTGTTAAGAAAATATCTACATTATTAATTGAACTATATATCTCTTCTAACAAATTGTGCAAACAAGGAGACTTCCACGCAGTTGGTATAATTATCGCAATCTTCATCTCACTATCCCCTACAACGCTCTGAGTCTCTTTTTGGGCATCAAAAACCTTATCATAATCAATACTATAAAAACACTCTAATCTGCCGGTTTTTTCGCATAGTCTTTTTTCTGGTACTACAAAGCTTTTGTTTACGCAACAATAACAAGGAACTTTAGGCTCTAAAAGTTTAACATTTTTATATGTTGACATTCTCCATTCTGGTGGTATAACACTCGGAAACAAAATAATCTTTTTATCCATTGCTCCTGCGATATGTAAAAAAGATGTATCTACACCCACATAATATTTACATTTATACATTAAAGCAAATAATTCTCTTATATTAATATCATTATATATTTGTATATTTTTTAATTCCAATTTTTTTAAAGATGATGTTACCCATCTTATTTTAGGATTATTATCTATTATTTTTTGTGCCAAAATTTGTGGTAGTTCAGACCATTTTCTATCTGCTGTAACACCTAAAAATGCTTCGTATTCATTAAACATATTTTTTTCTTTATCTGATAAAATAATCTCTGGTTTTTTTATCACTAATTCATCTTGTGATAATCCACAAATATTGGCGATTGTAAAAATACGATTTTGTTTATTTATATCATTAGTATAATTAGACATAAATGAACCAAAATCTAAATATATTATTTTATCTATGTTTGCTATATTAATTTCCTCTTTTAGTGTATAGATTTTTCCTATATAGTTTAAGTTATTAAATAATTTTGGATATTTTGTTATTAAAGAAATCTTTTTTCCTTTATGAACCAATGTTTTTATACTCGGTATCGTAAGTAGATTATCACCTATCCCGCCATCTATATTTATTAAAATATGGTTGTTAGCTCTTTCTTGCATTTTTGCTGTGTTTTGTATATCTACTAAATCTTTAATATCTGGTACTTTATAAGGATTTGTTGTTATAAATCTTTTTTTAAGCCATTCTGCTTTTTTGTTGGCATATACTCCACGAAAATCTACAGTATTTTGTATCAATAAATGAACAAACCATTTCCATCCTGTTTCTATATATAAAATGTTTGGTGATATAATATTATTTTTTGGTAGTTCATCACAAACATATACAATTCCTATATTATTTTTTATTGCTTCTTCTACTATTTTTGGTTGTGAATCTCTAGAGGTAACATGCTCCATAAAAAATAAAATTAAAAAATCCCCTTCTGGGGCAAAAGAATATTTACTTTTTTGAGGTATTAATTTTTTATAATATGGGGAGTATGAATATATTTTGTTTTCTGCTATTAATTTTATCAACATTGACTTTTCAATTTTTTTGAAGAGAAAGGGGCTGAAAGTTAAATTGTTCAGCCCCCATTAAATAAATTATTTTCAAATTAGCTTGCGTTGTCCTGTATAAGAACAAGACCTTCATTCTTATTGCTGGAGTTCAGATATGCCCAAGCAAAATCAGCATTTACAGTGATTATGTTGTTATATCCTCTTTTTCCGGCTTTTCTTTCAGGCTCAATCTTAATAGCCTGTTCATAACCTACTTTAGCCCCTCTAATATCACAAAGAACTGCGTTCTTGGCAGAAATATCCGTTCTCTGAATTACAGGAGTTCCATCAATAAAAGGAATCCTTTTAAGACCTAATACAGGATAATCATTAAGATCAAAACCAATAATCAATGTAGATGCATTTTTCTTGGAGTTAGAATAAAATGTAGACCCTGCTAAAATAACCAAATTGTCATTATTCTCAGCATAAGCCCCTAAATCCTCTTTTGCATCTATAACTGCGTTAACAATACCCTGTGTAGTCTCTGTAGTAAAAGTAACAGGACTAAGAGAGCAAAGTGAACTATCAGCCGCTATGGTATAAATACCATTGGCTATCTGAAGAGCACTTGTACCAGTAGCTGTAGTATCTCCAACTAGTGCAACCTTTTGTAGTGTTCTTCCTAATGACTTAGACATTTTTCCTTTTATAAAATCCTCTAATGAACCCAACGCTTTGTAGCGCCGAATATCTTTATCACTTAAAAAGAACCATCCACCTAACTCTTTAGGAGCTACTAAGACACTCTTTAAAGTAACACTATTTTCAGTTAAAGTAGTTACATCAGATGTAGCTTCTATGTAATACATCTTATCATCATCAGCCGCTCCTGATACAGGGACTGATTTCTCATTCAATACATCAACCATTCCACCATTAGCATTAATAAGTTTTAGAACTAACGCTTTTTCAACCGCTAAATCTACAACCTGCTTGGCTATTTCTTTTGGTAGATAACTACCTCCATTGTCTGGGACTTTAAAATCCATAATAAAAACACCCCCTAAATATTTATGAAAACATTATTTATATAATCCTTCCAAAAATGACTCCCCGCCATTCTCTTCTAGTTTTCTTAAACCTTCAATACTATCTACTGATAAATGTTTAGCAATAGATTCTAATGCTGTTTTTAAATCCTCTACAGTCTTTTTCAATTCTACTACTTCCTCTGCTGTTTTTGACTCAGACATAACCTTTTCTATTTTATCCAATCTCTCTGATAACGAAAGAGTTACTGTTGAGGCTTCCTCGATATTCTTTTTATTCTCAACAGATACTGCACTAACAGACTCTTCTATCTTTACAATTCTCTCAGTTAAATCATTTTTATTAGACTCAGCCTTTTCTGCTTTTATTCTTTCCTCTTCGGCCTTTTTTTCTTTCTCTAACTCTTCTGCGCTTTTTTTCACTTTTCCCTCCTTTAATAATTGTTTATGATGTCTCTCTAAATGAGCAGTTGCTTTTTCTCTTAATTTCTCTGTAGTAATACTATCAGTTATAGGTTTTATTTGATTTGCTCTTGCTCTTGCATTTTTATAATGAGACATATCTATATTTGCGTTACTAACTGCTTTGCCCAAATCTCCACTACCATCGTGATGTGGCAAATGGCGGGCATTTTTATCTTTTGTTTTGCCGCTCTTGTAGTCTGGTTCTATAACAGCAAATGCGCTGTCAGGCAAAGAATTTTTATATTTAGTAGTCCATTTAGCCCTCATAGAAATATTACATTTTTCACATAACAAAAGTTCATTATCACTCTCTTTTTCTGCTCCACATTCTGGACAAGTATATATATACTTATATACTTTCTCATCTTCTTGATCTTTTTTCTCTTCTAAATCCTCTTTAGTAAAAAGAGATTTTTGGCAAGAAACAAAATCACAAAATTCTTTTGCGTCTTTTTTATCGTTAATTAAACCTCTTGTAAGCATTGCTTCCATCTCTTCCTCTGTTGCTACTAGAGCATCCTGATTTGCTCCAACTGGTACAGCAGAATATTCCAACAATTCCCATTTTGACACAACAAACGTCCCCCACATAAACCGTTTATTGTTTTTCTCCAATTCTTTTTTATCAATATTAAGTTTATATTTTTTGTTAAGTTCTTCTCTATTTTTCTCGGTTACAGGAATAAAATCTTTTGATGTAAACCCTATACTCCACGCTGATAAAAACCCATCCGCATAAGCATTAAATATTTTTACTGAAAAGGGGTCATTGGGATTAAATCTTGTAGTTGCAATAACATCACCTTCATTAACAGTTAATTTAACTGCTTTACCAATAGGAATTTTCTCTGTCGCTTCATCATGATTGTGATACCAAAGAACTTTTGGATTCCTTAAATAATTTTCTAACTCAGCCCCACTAGGGATTATATAGGTTCCATAACGATCTAAATTTTTTGAGCTAATAACATGTTCTATTTCCAATAAATCTTTATCAACCTTAATTTTCGGCTGTTTTATAATATAAGTTTTTTTATACATATTAACTTGCCGCCTGTCTTGATAAAATTATTCTCGCTTTAACCTCAGCCCCATTTGCAGAAGTTACCGTATAATTAGTAACTACACAATTATCATAAGATGTTGCCGCAATTCCGCCTCCTCTTTCTCCAGTTTGTAACTCAGCAGTTACAGGAATTTGATTCTGCTTGATTGTTTCTAAAATATAAGCGTCATCGGCTTTATATTCTGCGGCGTCAATAGTAATGGTCATTTCTGAATTTCCAGCTCCAACATAAACTGGATATTTTCTATCTCCTGCGAAAACCTTAATAGGATTATCATCACTATTTACTTCAATTCCAGTACAATATGCAAAGGTTTTTGTACCTACAATTATTTTTCCTACATTCGCTTTAATGTCTGCTGACATATCTAATACCTCCTCAATTTATAGTTCGACCCATTAAAATAAGTTACCAACATTAAAGACGAATGAGATTTAAAAATGTTTCAGATTTGGGAAAGTTTTTTTAGAATTTTGTCTTGCGGAATAAAATCAGGACAGGATTTGTTCAATGAACATGGGGATTTTTCGGGTTTTTGCCGATTGCAGGGATAACAAAAAATTTTTGGTTTTATTACAAAAACATTTTCATAAATGCGCCAATTATAGTCTATTACCCCAGGTAACAAAACTGTAGGTTTATTAAAAGCTCTTGCTATATGCAATATAGAAGTATCGACTGTTAGCACCACATCACTCACATAAACAAAGGCAAACACTTCTCGTATATTTTTGGTTTTTCCTGTTAAATTTTTACAAGGATAATCTTTGCGAGCTTTACCCACAAAAATTAAATCAAAATTTTTTATTTGCGAAATTAATTTTATAGCCATATCATAACTGTAACTCCTATTTTGCTCATTGCTCTCAAAGGCAACCAGAAGTTTTCTCCTATGCAAATCTTTTGTAACTTTTCTTGCTTGCTCTATTTCTTTTTCAGTAAGAAAAATATCAATATCGTGTTCTACTTTTCCTGCATCTAGTAAATCCGATATTATATCAATTCTATGCTTATGATTTTTTAAACTACTATAATCACAATATTTTCCAGAAATATCTTGGAACTTTTTATAATATGATAAATTTATTCCTTTTCTTTGAGATGAAAAAGAATTTATATAACTCAAATTATCAAAAACTCCTTTTCTTTCTGGGGCTCCAGCAACATCAATCTTATACCCTTGCTGATACAATTTTTTTAAAACTGGTAACATCATTAAACAATCCCCTGTACCATCGAAATTTTGAATTAGAATTTTATTTTCTTGTTTTGATATTATATCCTTTAAATGACTTATATTTTTAACAATCTCTATCTTGTATAATGTAAATTGGCTAAAAGCAACAGCTAACCTTTTTGCCAAAACACCATACGCATATACAAAATGAAAATGCAATGGATCTTTAAACAAAGTATGAATATACCATATAGGCGAGACTGTTATTGTAAAAAGATTTTTGTGCTGAAAAGATGATTTTTCTAATGTCAGCAAAATAACATTCAATTTTTGTGATAAAAAACACATTAATTGTTTGAATAATGTGTTATCAATAATATCTGCAAAAACTAAAATTGTTTGATTCTTTGGTATAGAAAAAAAGCGAGATCGTAAAATCTCGCCATTTAGCAAAAATCGTTTTGTAATAAGCTCTATTGGTTGCATTAACTTATTTCATCAATCCTTTTATATATCATTTCTATTTGTATTTCTAATGTTTCTATTCTATCTTCTAATTTTTTTAATTCTTCTCCACCTACTGTTTTTGCTGGTAGTTTAAAATTGTTAAAATCACCTTTTTTAGTAATATCTACCTCAACAGTATCTCCTACAGCCCAAGATTTAGTTGTTTGGTTGTCAAAACCACTAACCCACCTTCCATCCTCAGTATAAATATTACAAACACTATAAGATTTTCCCTCCTTACTAACATATGGTTTCCCATCTTTATTCTTATCATTATGATATATTTTTGCAATTTTTATTTTTTCCATTTTATTCTCCTCCTTCTGTTTCTGAATGTGCCTCCCTAAAAAGCTCTGTTTTTAAAAACCTAATTTTATCTTCTGTCTGTATCGCTAAAAGCGTTGCTTCTATAAGCACTTTTTTGTAAAACCGATTTTTTGTGGAAAATTTTAATAGTTTATCTACTATATACTTCATCCGTTTCAGGGCAATCTCTGAACGTTTAAGATCAAGTTTCATTCTTATCAACCTCCATTTTTTTCATTTCGCTCTCCAATTGTTCTATTGATACTTCTCCATGTTCGTTGATTATTTCAATTATTTTATCGGCAATAACCTCCTTATCTACAAACTCTTTTACTCTACCTTCTCTGTCTCTTTCTTGTATGCCTTGTAATCGCAGTAATGGAGAAAGGATATGATATAAATAAGCTTGTTCAAGACGGATTTTTTTCATATCATCCATATTATTCCTTTCCACTACCTGGTCGTGAGACCCTTCTCATCTGACCTCCACACTTGCTACAACGATGATTTTTGCAATGATCATCATAACTCTCTTTATGACCACAGTCCACACAAGAACATTCATACTTTTTACTTCTCTCATTGTCTAAACCATATAATCTTTCTATAAAACTCATTATACCTCCTTCTTTAAATACTTTCTTCGTTGCCAGATTGTCGAGAGCAACCGGATTGTCGAGAGTTGCCAGATTGCAGAGAGTGACCAAATTGCAGAGAGTGACCGGATTGCCGAGAGTTGCCACATTGCCGAGAGTTGCCAAATTGCCAAGAGTGACCGGATTGCCAAGAGTTGCCAGATTGCAGAGAGTGACCAAATTGCTGAGAGTCGCCAGATTGTCGAGAGTTGTCACATTGCAGAGAGTAACCGGATTGTTGAGAGTTGTCAAATTGCTGAGAGTTGCCAGATTGCCAAGAGTCGCCAGATTGTCGAGAGTTGCCAAAAGATATAACAGAATCGTATCCACAGGCATTTTCTCCTCTTCTGCTGTTCTCGATGTTAGCGGCGTCACCGTATAGCCAGCAGTCGCCATCATGACTTAAATTATCTTCGCTTTCTACAAATCCCCCCAAATCTCCCTTTTTGACGTTGGAAAAATCACGTAGTGCTTGAATCCGATAGGCTGTTCTTCCGAGAATGGTTCTCTTTTCTTTTGTTAATTTGTATTTTTTCATAATACCTCCTTATAAAAACACCCTCTTATGTGTTGGGCAATAGTTTTTACTGAATCATAAATAAATTGTTTATACTCTCCTACTATTTGTTGTTTTTCGTATTCATCTCCTTGAACATATTTATTGTTTTTTTGGATAATCATTATATTGGCTAACCTCTTCTCATCACACGCCTCATCTACTGCTTTCTTGAGGGCTTGTTCACAATCGGATATGGCTTGGTTATAACCTTCAGCCATTGCTTCATATGTATCCCAATCATTTGGATTGATGCTTTGTTTATCTTTTTTCGGTAATATTGACTTTGGTTTCATCACTCCTCCTCTCCCAACGGTAGGTTGGATAAATCTATATCATTAATCATCTACTCCCCTTTTTAAAGTCCCATCTCTTGCATCCAAAATTTTCTTTAAGAACTTTGCTTTATTACCAAATTCTTCAATTATCTTCTTAAAATTGTCATAATAATCAATTATTTTTCTCGCATTATCATAAATATTACTAACATTGATAAGACTTCCCACTTTTATCTCTTTGCTATTACCGTAGGGTCTGGAACTGTAAATCCAGTTGCCTCTAATATTCTCTAACTCACTTTTCGTAGTTTCCACTAAAACTTTACTTGAACCATAATCTTCTTTGTCAATTATCGCTATAACTTTCATTTCTTCTCCTCCTTTGGTTTGGGGTCTACTCCACAAGAGAACCAACCAAGATATTTCATTTCCAAAATATTAAAGCATTTGCTATTGCCAAAACAATCCCTATCAGTTTTTGCTTCATACTCGATGCTGATAAACCCAAATACAAAAAACTTACAATCATTATGAAATAAGCTATTTTATATAACATTCTTCCTCATTTTTTCTCCTTTTGTAATTTTACTATTTGTTCTTTTGTTATCATTTTAATACATCAAAAAGTGTTCTCTCTTCTATTTTTTGCTCCACTAAACCTATAGAATCATTATGGTCTCCCGAATGACATACTAAACATATAGCAATTTTTTTAAATCCTCTTGATTTTGACATTCCTACTGTTGAATACCCCCAAGTAATAACTCTGCTATTGTTTGTTAAAATTTTAGGTAATAAATTTTTTAATTTTGTTAATTTACCTATCCATCGACCTTCGTATTTTTCTCGGCTCTTGCGAATTGAGAATGGAGGATCTAGTACAACTGTATCAAATTTTCTGTCTCTTTTTATAAACTCTAAAACCAAATCATATCCATTTACATGATAATCAGCTCTAACATTTTTATCTATATCGTTTCTAACTTCATCGACATTTAACAATGTTTTTCCGGCGAAAAGATTTAATACATTTCCTTTACACCATTTTTCAGTCCATTCTTTTATTTTAGGTGCTTCAAAAGTATATTTGCGTGGTGGTTGCAATAAATATGTAAAATCTATTTTATTCAATTCTATCTCCTTTTTATATTTGTATCTCGACAGAGTAAACATACCCAATTCTTTCTTACTTCTTTTGTATAAATTTCTGGTTTGGTTGTATCAATGAACCAAATCCCTTTCATTTTTTTACATTGTTTATGTTTCATAACAGAACATTTTAACCTAACAAGTTTAGTAGAACGCTTCTTATGATTCTCCTGTTGTTTTCTTTTGGCTTTCTTCGTTACTCTGGTTTTTCTTTTAATTTTTCTCATTTCCTTTAATTAAAATTAAATTTGAATTTTCACATTATCTCGCCCCATCAATACTTGTGCAATACGATCATAATTAGGTGGAAGGACACCAAAATCCGGATGCTTTGCGGGATAATCGTACAATCCCCTAGTCAGACGACGTATAGTCCCTGATTTTGCTAACCTTACCAGAGATTGAGCTACAGCCGTACGACTCCCTAAGTCAAGAAAATGGTTTGGGGTAAACACCCAACCCCTCTTGTTGCCATAAATCCTGCTAACTATCTTATTCTCAATGTTTTGCGACATATTATCAACCTCTCCTTTGTCACAAAAAGTATATATCTTTTGTGACAAGATGTCAAGCTATTTCTACAGTATAATATTTTTACTCCTATATCCATTTTATTTTATTATATATTATCCATCTCTTGTCTCTCATCCATTTCCTATTCTTGGTTCTATTATACCATATCAATACTTACCACGTCCATTTTTTTTCAAAAATACCCCCCTAAAACACTAAAAACAACCATTTTTAGACTTTTCGGCGAATAAAAAACCCCCATAGGTAATATAGGTTATAGACTTGTTACTATAAGTATAGATATATGCTAAAAAATGATTATATTATTTATTAATTAATCGTATTATCATTAGTTAATATTGTATATGAATATATAGAATATGAATATAGATATAGAATATGTTATTAATATAAAGAGCCCTTATATAAAAGGGCTCTTTAATAACATTTCTATTATATTAGTATATTGTTAGTCCATGATAATATACTTATATAGTATGTCTAGTTAGTAACAATAGAAGTTATAGAGAGGTAATATTATATCGTTAATCTATACTATAAGCCATTTTAGCCCTAAAGCCATACAAACACGACACAAACACGACACTACCCCCTAAACTACGCTCTACAGGGCTCCTGTGGCGTTCTAAGAGTATTGTAGCGACGCATCTAAAGATTATTTATTAGTAATATATTAAAATAATACTAAAAAAATGAATAAGAGCAATTTATGTAAAATAATACCAAATCATATTTGGGAGCCATCGAATATTATCTCTTTAGGTTTTACGCTGTTTGGATTCCCGTGCCATCTACGGTGGACTCTTTTGTTTATAAATCCCATTAGATTTTCAGGTCTGTTATCATCTTTTATTTTGTTTTCGTGGTGAACAACCTCTTCTGGGGTTAAAAACCTTCCTATTTGGGATTCTACTACCAACCTATGTTCAGCAACATAATTGTTTTTACGTCTATTAGGATGCAAAGGTGATCTGATTAAAATATAACCACTCCCTAATTTTGCTATACCCCCTTTCCAGCGGGGATTATTCTTACCAAATACATTTGCATGATTATCTTTTATTTTTTGTTTATGCTCTTTTGAAAGGTGCTTACCAAAAAAATAATTTTTTTTCCCTTTACGAGAACAAGATAAACATCTTTTAGCTTGTAAACTAATTTCTTTTCCACAATCAATACAATAATTCTTCATAATTATAGTATAACATAAAAGGTTATGCGGCGTCAATAGGATTAGTGTGCGTCTAAACACATGCCTATAAAATGAAAACGTTTTCAATGGTCATATACTTCTTTATTATGATATATTATAACAAGAGTAAACAAGAGTAAGAATGAATAGACAAGAGTAAGTCAAGAGTAAGAAGACAATGATGCATATTGATAGATTATAATAGATACCGATAGATATAACAATATTATATTATACATTAGTCAAGGCCGCCCCATATGGCGTTTGATCACTTCCTATAATAAATATTATGTTAATCAAAGCAAAACAAGAAAAATCTAATGCTACATTGATATATTTCCGTTTTTCTTAAATTTCTAAAAATATAGGCATATCTGCCTATATATATAGGTATATAAGGCAAGAAAGGATATCTTTTTTTTGTTTTGCCCTTGACATTTCAAAAACCATATGTTATACTATAATTGCAATGAGAGATGATAAAATAATCACAGTTAAAATCGAAAGATCAAAGATAACGGGTTTCAATTACCAATACATATTTATCGGCCAGCATAAAAGAGTTGTTACATCCGATATTAAAATGTATGCACGGTTATTGCGGCAAATGAAACATATTCAAATTGAGGCAAGACGATGAATAAAAACAAAACGATCAAAGATTTAAAAGCGAAGGCGCAAAGATTGAATTTTCGACTTTTTTATCATGAGGTTTCAAAAAATTATTCCGTTTTCTCAGATTTCGACGAAATCACCAATGAAACAATCAGATCCTTCTATATAAAATATAGAGGTGTGAGATGATAAAATATATCTATATTCTAATTATTGGCTTGCTACTGGTCACATTCGTTGTGTGTTCGATGTTAGCAGGAGTCGCACCGAAGATTGAGAATCATAATAACCGTCTAAATTCGGCAATAAACAACCTTAAATAAAGGAGGTGTAGAGATGTTTACTAGAAAACATTACATTGTAATTGCCAAAGCACTAAAAGAAGTGCAACCTTATTCAAAAGATTTCAGGCATAATCATAACGTGGAGAAGCATCTAGGAAATTTATATTACGATACTGTTGACAGTTTAGCGGATACCTTTAGGCGGGATAATGAATTATTTGACGCTGATAAATTTAAAAGAGCCTGCGGCCTTTAGGAACGGGAATGCTTAGGTGAATAGGTTCCTCTGGCTCAATCTCTTTATATATAGGATTTGGATCTTTGCAATTCATATAGAATCTATTGATATTTTTAAAAAAATATGGTATATTAGGATAAAAAGGAGGTATTGTGAGAATATCAAGCTATATTGTGATAAAAAGGGATATTGATTTCGACGGTAAGACTATACATAGAGCTTATTGGAGAGGGACTAATAATAGAGTAAAATATCTATCAGGACTAATGGTTGCTGGATATACACATAAAAAAGATCTACTTTTTGACTTACGCAACAACCCTATGGAAAGAGGAGTTATAGTAGAATAGATTTTTATTGTCCGGGGAAGGACTAATACTGAAATGAATTATAGAAAACTGTTAAAAGAAAGCGGTGGCACATATATAGGAATACAAAAAAATCCCTATGGAGAAGATTTATTACTATTCAATGATATACTAACCGGCTCCACTCTTAGCTTGAGATTATCTTTAGTAAGTGGGGATAATATACAGGAAAGAATTAGAGAAAGTAGAAAGGTTTTTATAGGCGAAAAATAAAAAAGGAGGTAGAGAGATGAAAAAAACTACATTCGAAACAGAAGCAGGATTGAAAATCTTTGAGGAGGATTCTTACAAAGAAGGTTGCTTGTCGAATACAGGGAGAGCGTGTGAAGTAGATGTTGCATTCAAAGGAGCAACAGTAAAAGAGGTAATAGATAAAATAAAAGATTTTTTTGACGTTTCTGATGATTGCATATATCTTAATTCTTGCGATGAAAAGGGAAGAATTGATATTGGATTATTAGAGACAAGCGATTCTTACAAAGCAACCAAAAACGATATTGCACTCTGGAAAAAAGGCAAAAAAAAGTTATGGTCTGTAACATATACCTATTATATTGAAAAAGTAGAACGGACAAAGGTAAAATTATCTTAATAACCATAGGAGGTAGAGAGATGAAGTTAGGCTATATTGATAGGAATAATGTTAAAATAATTTACTATTTGCCAAAAAAGGATAAAAGATTGTCTCTATTTAGAAGGGAGAATACAACGGGATATATTAAGAGGTTTTTTAGCTCAATTGAAGGATTAGGAAATATACATATTGTAAAAAATAAAAGGATTATATCAAGCAGAGGGCTATAAAATTAAGCGGAGGTATTATGGAAAGTAAATGTTTATTTGACTATGAGGGATCTTTTGAGGTTGCGAAAAAACTAAAAGAAGAGTTAAAATATCCTTATATAACTGCTTATGTTTCTGCTTTGGGCGGCAAAGATAGGGTTTCAATTATGCTTACAATATCGGAGGATAAACCAGAGGATTGGGCTAATAAAATATTGCAAAATAGTAGATATAGATCTTTTCATATCAATTGTAATGGAAAGGTTGATAATTTTAGAAGCCGCTACACTTTAAAAAAAATAAGAAAATTTACAGCCAAAAGTGTAAATCATTTAATTGACAAAATAAATAATACAAAGGGTTGATTTTTTAGGAAAAATATGTTATACTTAAACCAAAGGAGGGTTGAAAAATGGATGGAAATAGTGTTGTAAACCAAAAAATAAAAGGTGATTTTGTAGCTAGAGAAGTTTTCACTTGTTTCAGTTATGAAATGAGTGAATTTTTAAAAAAAGGAATCGTTAACT